CTTCATCTCTACATGTTTCTTTGGTGCTGTACGTAATTCTTCTCGTTGTTGTTTGATTACTTCACTGTTCAGGTAAACGTAACCTCCTACTAGTACAACGACTAGTAAAGCTAGTGTGGCTGCAATGTCTTCATAACCTTTCATGATTTATTCTCCTAGTGCTCAAAGTGTTTCATCATTGAGACTTCATTCTTACTGATATAAAATCCTGTGTTGTCTGTAACATCCTCATGACTTACCCAAGGACTGTGTGCTCTGTATTCTGAGAATCCACGTACAATCAGCTTATCATGTTTCTTAGCATAGCACGAATTACCATAAACATCACAAGAATTATAAAGGTTCTTGAGTGCGTAGACAACGCTACCTATTTCTAGTTTGTTCCAATCTTCGGTTAACATAAATTTCTCCCAATAAAAGGCCCACATCCCCGAAGAGATATGAGCCAATATAGCATATCAGATTATGGTGTCAAGCTTTATTAAGGCAGTTTTTACACATACAAACGTCGTTCAGCTCTAGCCCCTTGCTCTGTACGTTGAAACACCAGCACAAGTTCTTTCCTTGCATAATGTCGCATCTAACTGGCGAATTACAGCGTGGGCAAGAGTGGGTTACGTTAGATTGTGTACCAACCTTTTCCATTAGTTCAATGTAGTCCATTTCACACCTCAAAAGCTGATTTCACAAATCCCCCCACTACAGGCTACAGCACCCATTGTGTCTACTTCTGTGTAACTTTGTTGAGAAAGATCAGTCGAGAAGTCCACATCAACGAAGTTACTATTAATACCAACCCATTTGTGAAGGTTATGACAATCCTTCAACATAAAAGTAAGCTTCATAACATCCCCATCAAAGTTGCGTTCTGCAAACTTCTTAACTCGACGTACCCAATCACGTTTGAGCAAATCACTGGAATCTTCTGGGTCAAGTTTCAACCCAAACCCAAGTGCCGTATCACACGCCATCCACAGGTTATTACCAAATGCTTGCAATGCTCCAACAATCAGGCCAGATGCAAACATGGAAGAGTCACCATACATATCAACAATCTGTTGTGCGGTGAATACTTCAGTGAATGGTGCTTGAGCATATGCACGATCACCCATCGAACTCAGAAGGGAGATACCAGCAAACCATTTACGGTTATTGTAGATATACTCCTCTACTTCGTCCCAATCATCAACTGTAATAGTATTACTTACGTTGTGACGAAGATCAGGGTCAACGCACAGTTCGTAGTTAGTACCATGTTCAATCCAATATTCCTGAGCAGTTTTAACATAGTCAAGCTGTTTCACGCCCATCAAATCAGATTTGTAAATACTACCTTCTTTACTCTCAACTGGGAAGCTAACTACAACGTCTGTGCCATTACTACTCCATACGCTAGGTTCAACCATTTTAGGGTTAGTCTTAGTGATGATACGAGTAACTTCATCTCCCACATTCATCTGAACATTACGCAAGTATTTAGGACTGTGTTCCCCGTGAATACCTGAAGCTGTACCCAATACAACAGAAGCATTGCCACTTGGTTTTACTGCTGTAGTTCGTGCTGCCTGATTGATACCAAGAAGAATAGAAACAACAGAGTTAATATCTTTAACTACAGTTGCACCATCAATCATGTTTTGTGGATCAAACAGTACATCTGGATTATTCATCCAACCCGTAATGCTCACACCAAGCAAAGCTTCTTTCTCTGTAATACGCCGTGTAGCATCAGAAAGATATTTAAAGTTAGAGTAGCCAGCTTGGAGAGTACCAAGAATTGCACCAGCTTTACAAGCCCGGAAGAACGATTCTTTATCTACGCACTGACCACCATTAATCTCCGTAAGATTACAGAATTGAAAGCCTGATTCACCATTCTCTGCAACTGGCAACATCCCAATTTCTACGCAAGGATTAAAACAGAACTCTTTATTCTCCGTGAAGATAAAACCGGGTTCACCAAAGTCCTTAACAGACTTCATAATATTAGCCCACTCCTCACGACTCAGTTCGTGACGAACAAGCATTACAGAGTTATTGCTTCGACCACGTTGTGGGTTATCAACAAACCAATCACCAGTCTTCGCTTTCAACATCAACTCATCGTCTTTGTCAAACATGCAGATAGTTGCAGACCGACGAACACCACCACTCAAAACTGCGTCAGACATGTGCATAACAAAGTCATAAGCTGTGATGGTAGGAACGCTAACAGCTTCTGTTTTCCCCTCAACTAATGCTTCTAGCAACGCTTCACACTTGACCAACGCACTACGCAAACCATCTGGACCGGGAGCTTTAAAACCACCACTAATCAAAGATCCTTTAGGACGAATCTTGTTGAAGTCAAAGTGTACTTGACAACCTTTGTATTCAGGGAAGCTACCACCATCTACAAAGTAACTACTGAACAGTACACCGAAAGCATCAGCCCAACCTTCAATTGTATCTGGAACTTGGAATACTTTTACTTTCTTTTCATAACGTTTGTGTACTTTTGGAAGCTTTGCAATGTGATGTGATTGAACAGAGAACCCAACCCCACATCCGCACAACAGAAGGTACATGCACTCTTGAAAGAATGTTGCTCGGTCACAATGACTAACAGAGCAGTTGTACATACGAGCTTCATGTTTAAACAGTTGTTCTCCACCAAACTGAAGTGCTCGTTGTGCCCCCAACACAGCCTTATCTTTATAAGCTTGTTCTGCGAAAGAAATATACTCTTCAAGTTCTGGTGTCATTACAGTAGCATATTTCTGTCGGTGCATATTCATTACACGTTCAACAGATTCTTCCCAAGTTTCGTATCCAGCCTTAGCTTCATCCCAACGAGAATAGCCCATGTAAAATTTAGAGGACGACATCATATCTTTGCCAGCGGTATTCATACAACTCCTTATTTAATAATTTCTAATTAATTCTTTAAGCTTATTTACTTGCATGTCGTTCTAGTTGATCAAGGATCATACCTGTGTTATTAGACTGAGCGCCTATTGTCTTAAGATCAATCCGAAGATCCAAACTACAGTTGTCCACAACATTATCCCAACTGGCTGAGCCACCAGACAACCACTCTTTGCAACTACGTTCATGCCCTTGATACATCAAACAGTCTACAACATTCCCACGAAGATTACGATGCTTGCAAACTACTTCATCTACCCCCATCGAAACATCTAGACCGTTATCAAAAAGAAACTTATTAATTGCTGGTTTATTATCTTCACCAAATGCTTGGGCAAACCCTTGAACCAAAAGCAAATCTGACAAAGAAAGATTAAATCCTACACTCATACAGTACTACTCCGAAATTTATTATAAGCACTCTTTACTGGCAGCGCGGCCTCGTAATAACTAATCCATTCACTCAGTGTCTCAAGAATCTTTATATGAGCTTCACGCTTCTGAATACCTTCTCTAACGGCAATCAGTGCAGCAGCTTCAAGGATGTAATATTCAATTGGTGAATCTTCTACGTTCTGGAAACTCATTTTATTTCTCCAATACATTCTCAAGGAATGGAAAATACTTCAATACTTCTATTTTAGCCTTCTTAGCTACATCAGTATGTTCAAGCTGTGTACCGTTCTCTTCACGAAGTTGAATGTAATGCAACCAACTCCTCACTGTGCCATTCATGTACATCTTACTCATTGCAAGACCTTCTGGCAAGAGACAACGAGAAACTTCTTTAGCAATACCCAACATCAAAGCTTTTTCATAATGAAACTTTACAAGCTCTAACACTTCTTGCTGTGCAATTTCCCAATAGTCTATCAGCATCCAATCTTCTGTACTAATACTGTTCTGACGATTCTTTTCATCTTGCAAACGACATTCACGAGTAATGAAGTCTGTAGATTCTGCATAACGTTGGCTAAACTCTTGAAAACTGAAACTACGGTGACGAAGAATCTGCCTTGCAATGTCCCGTGGTGCTTCAATTTCCATTGTAATGTTACAAGTCTCAAACACTGAATAATGTTGATGGTCTACACAATACTTGAGAAGCTTTGCTGCTGTGTCGAAATTACTTTGATTCTGTGGTGCGCTGACTCGTGCTGCGTATGAAATGATACCTTCACTGTCTGGAATGAAGTCTACTACAGGTTGTGTTACACCAATAACTTTACATTTGATAAAATCAAACAACTTCTATCCCCTTATTCAAATATTCTTCACAATCTTTCCAAGTACCAATATCTGGAAAGTATACGTACATCATGCCTGACTTAGCTAGGTTTGTATAGTCTTCTTTCGACTTTATAATATCTTGCCATACAAGCTTTGGTCGCGGTGTTGGGACATGTGCGTGGATCATACTTTAAACTCTTCAGGGATACAACCATTAAGCTCAGGCCGTACATGGGATTTCAGCTTCATTACTTTATTATCAGACATACGCTTCACAGTGTACAGACGTTCACCTTCAAACAAAGTTTCATCAATATAGAATTCACCATCTTCACGAGATTCTAGATATTCTTTACTACTTTGTGCGTAGGTGTAGCTAGTTGTAATCTTCTGAGCATTATTCGAACATACTGTTTCCCAAGCAAGCTTAGTTTTGCAGCCGTAAGCTTCCAACAAATGTTCAAGGTATGTGTTCAGATATTTGATATCCATTACAGCGTCCAACACTTCTAGAAGGTCTTCCTCTGAACAAGCATCCTCAAGTTCATTCACTTCTTCTAGGATAAGTTTGGATTGAGATTTCACTTGCTTCCAAACTTCCCAGTGGTCGCCCATTGCAGGCATGTTCCCAATTGCGTATCCAAATTTGATGCACTCTTTCTTACTCAAAACCCTTCCCCTCAGTATAACGTAATGATTTTATTGGCGTGATCTTTTTCAATGATTTCAGCTCTATCCACTAAAGCAGTTTGTAGTTTTACTCCTAGGTCAATGTCTTCTGACCATTTCCTAATAACTCCCACTTTAAATAGCTGCCATGCTCGGTGTGCTTCAAAGGGCTCTGTAAAATACCCAAGGTGCCTCTGTTTCCCATCATTGTCTCTACAGGAACTTCTGAATTTACCTTCCCTAGATTTAAAGTCTACACCAATTGGGTACTCGCCTCTTGTTGCCTGACTGTATGCAAATACAGAGTTTATATAAGACGGCACAAAAATACAAGTGCTTTCACTGTAGACTTTGTTGCCGGGCACTAGAATATCTTTATCAATTGACCAATATTGATTGAGCTTATCCTCTCTATTCATGTACCCATACTGATCTTGGCACCAGTCAGTAAAACTTTGAAAGTCTTTAAAATCATTTTCACAATCTTTGTATGCCGGTTTGTTCTTTACATAGTAACTGTCGGATCTACAACGATCTTTGATGTGAGAAAATAAAACACCAGCCCTTGTGTGGTACTGAGTCTGGGTATCTTCGTCTGTTCTCAGCGTATAACTTCGAACCCACAAGCCATTAGCATCTTTGAAGTCTGATAGACCCCTTTGTGATTTTGTCTTTAATCTTGCCATTGTTGATTACCGATTGCATAACCAAACTTAATACATTCTTTCTTTGACACCAAAACTCTCCTTAATTACAAATATTTTTCACAGAAATATTTAACATCAAACGACTTCCAATCTTTAAAGTCTTTACTACCAAACAGTACTCGCTTGTCAGGATCGAACTTTACCAGATTCTCGGGTAGGTCGTCAATCATAGCTACTAACGAATCATTAAGGATCCACTTCTCATGGCTACCAATAAAGCCAGTCATAAACGGAAAGTGCTTCTTCAGAAAGTAAACCTTCGAACGGTGATGATTACCTTTCAACCGGCTCACAAACACTATACCAAAGTATTTACTAAGCTGCTCAAGTTTCTCTACAGCACCTTCCATTGGAACAAGGTTATCATAAAGGTTTTCATCTCGCCAGAAGTCTAGAGGATCTTCCAAGTGAGGTGAAGCTTGTTTGTAGAGGGTTAGTGTGTCTACAACTACGCCGTCTACGTCAATGCCGAGTAGTCTCATTTAATCTTCCCTCGTACCATCAACTCAAGCTCAGCAAGTACGTTGAAAGCTTCGTGGGCTTTATGAAGAATTGCAGACTCTTCGTCTACACGCTCATTTACAGAAACTCCACTGACCTTTTGAATCAAACCTTTTACTCGGTGACGACTAGCTGCTGCTGGAAAGGAACTTTCGGCGTCTGGAAGGTTCACCCAATCATGAGGTTTATAACCTTTATTCTCAGCAGCCCAAGTCATTACCTTTGCAACTTCAAAGACGGCGTTAGGAAAGCCTTGGTCAAACAAATCCATTTGAACTTTACCAACTTTACGTTCTTCTAGAACCGGTCGAGCAATAGAACTTTGACTAACACTCAACAACTCAAGTTCATCATCATTAAACAATTCCATCTTACCTTTGTCATCAGTCACTTCATAATCAAACACACCCCAATTGTGCTGCAAAGTGCCAATAAAACCTTCTGGAACATCTGATGTATCTCTTACGGAGATTACACGATCACCCTCTGCAAATCTTTTATTTTCCGCTACCGTCATTATTCATCTCCTTTAGTCTGCGAATTTGTTCGATCAAGTCTTTCTACTGTTGTTTCAAAGTATAGACTTCTTTAGTCAGGCTGTCAACCGAATTCTCCAAGCGATTGACAGTGTTCTTTAGTTTGTAGTCTTCCACTTAAACCCTCTACACAATATTAGACAATAAACTGTTGCGTTTATCTTTCGACAACAAGTTTACCTTACCTCGTCGTTGTTGTCCAGTTTTAGTATTCCGATATCGGTCATATTTACCCGCATTGGAGTACACATACCCAGACTTAACCCACTCATCGTTTTCTACAACTTCTTCCTTATACACTTCAAACACAGGGAGTTTAGTGTCCCACGGAGCGAGAATTTCAAACAACTCCTGAAGACTGAGAATGTCAAGACAGTTGTAATCCATCATCTCATCAAAAGCTTCTTCATTCTTAGCTAGACACTCCCGCCACAACTCAAAACCGTGAAACTTAGCATGAGTAGACTTCTTATATTTGGTACAAAGCTTGTCTGTCATAAAAGCAAGTTTATTTGAGCTGAAGCCAAACTGAGCCCTTGCAATCAGTAGTACGTCAATATGCCGATAGCTACTGGGTGGCTTCATACCATGAAATACAAAGCGGCTGTTCAGCTTTTTCTGGTCGAACTTCTTACCGTTCTGAGTAATAACAAAATCAGCCTCATCCAACAGCTTCCAAATACCCTGTAGAATTACAAAGTCATCTTCAATGTTTTCAGCATTACGCTGGTCTTCATAAAAGATATCGTCATTGTGCAACCATTTAGCTGCCCAGCTCAATAGGTGCCAATCTGTATGAATTTGATTCAGGCCAATGTTTTGATCCCACAAACCCCAGCAATAACTAAGCATTGGAGCCGTTTCAATATCATATACAAGAACCTTTGGACCGTCTGGAATAATGGAGTTGCTAAGTTCAACAACATCGTCCACCCATGTGTAAATACTATTCTTAAGAAACTCGTTAACTTGTGATTTACTCTTTCCAATAATGTTGGCAATAGCTCGACCACTAAAACCTTTATCACGCAGACTCAAAGCTTCTTTGTGCCATTCTTTACTAATCAAACTGTTTTCTCCTTACCTTCTTTATAAACATAGTACAAACCAGCAGCCAAGTGACCAAACGCAACAATACCGCTTGCAATCATAATGAAAGGACTTGTTGGTGGAACTGTACCAAACAACACCCACAGTAGAAACAGAATTTCATGTTGTCGTGAATCTTTCATTAAATTTCTCCTAGTTAATTAATGTCAAAATAATATTCCGATTTTCATCTGGTTGCAAACTAACTTGTTGCCCCTTAAGCTCATAGCTGAATGCGCTATAAATCCTTTGGCTAAGATAGTGCAAAGTTGGAGAATCAAGAGGTAGCCTATGTTCACTTAAATCAATGATTGTATTTAAATAACTTTCGATTGCGTATTCTAGTAGTTCTTTACTCACCAAGTCTCTCCTTCAATTTAACTACCAAAGTGTACAGTTCCAGATTCATTTGCAAAACAGTGTCAAGAATCCCCTGTTTCTCATGTGCATTGTATCGCACAAATTCATCAGAAATCAGGTCGTTACGCAGCTTCCAATACGTCAGAGGATCAACTTCTACTGTTACTTCACCCTTAACTTCTTTCTTCGGAAACATCTCTATAACTGACATACCCACCTCTCAAGCTAAACACCAAGTTGTTGTGTCCAGATGTGAAACATCGTACTAAACTGGATAAATTCACACCAGAAGATTGCTGTCCAATAATCTTTAATCATTTATTTAAACTCCCTGTCAAAAGTTTCTGTATCAATAACACCACTCCAACTTGCACCATGTCCGGGTCGAGCACCCATGATACGAATTTGTTGGTCAATCTCATATTCTACTTCAGGCTTATTCAGCAACTTCAAAATAGCATCAAGTTTCATGTCAAGCGTTGCAATCTTAATGGACAACTCCGTATAGAGCTTCTCTTTGGTGAACTTAGTCATTTCATCATCTCCTCAGTTATTTGTTGGCGTCTCAACTTAGCATTACCAAGTGGTGCGATGCCTCTGTCAAGTAACCACTGTTTATCTTGCTTATTTTTACATATTTCAATTACAGCTTTCTCAATTCTTGCTGTCTCGAAATCTACTCCTGTTCTTTCCTGTAAATTCTTAATCTTATGGCAAGGCAGACAAACGAATTGTAGATCACTTTCCTGCACAAGTACAATACTTTCCATAAAAGATTGTAAATCAGAAAGCTCCTTGAGACTGTTCTGTCCTTCCCGATGGTCAACATTCAACTGATTGCTTGGAAATTCATCTCCGCACAGATTGCAAGTACCACCCCAAACTTCTTTCACCTTACCTCTGGGGTTTGGATTCTTAATCCTACGTCTGTACTTCTTAATGAATTCTAATTTAATCGGTGAGCGGTTCCATAAAGCACGTCTGATACCACCACGCAGAAAACTAAGAAAAGAACTTTTAGTCGGCCAGATGTGAGGGTAGTTTAGCCAAGGTTCTTTCATTCTTCTTCATCTTCACTATCAACTTCTTCCCAGTACTTGTCCTCATCAACTTTCTTAGAAATATCAAAGATAGCTTGAAACGATTCGCCACCATAATCATTCTGTAGGGTGTAGATTACAAAGCCATCACGTTCGACTTCGCTGCTTACATTATAAGAGTAAGTAAGACCATCACCATTCATTAGATTATTGACATCATCATCTTTGTTAAAGGACAACTCATCAACACACGCTCTGTACCAAATATATGGTGTGCAATCATCAGGTGTCCAAGTTTCTTTTTCAAACAGCTTATAAATATCGGTCATAATTTACTCCCCGAACACAGGCTTAAAAGCTGAAGTCTTATACTTCGTCACGTAGTGCTCAGGAATCACAACTTCTGGAACAAGCTCTTGATACTCTTGCAGCTTCTCGTAAGTAGTGCTATCCCAATCAGTACCGTTACTATCACTCCACATACCATTACGTGTAATCAATACATTCAGGAAGTCACTTGCATCAACGTCATCTTCTGCAAGTGCGTCAACATCTTCCTGAGTGATTCGGTGTGTAACTGTACACCAGAAGCTAGAATATTTGCGATGTTCTTTTTCAAACTCACCTACGTCTGATACGTATTCCAGCAGGTAATCTTCGGTAATTTTATTCATTTCAAACTCTCCATATAGTCTTTAAAGTTAAACATTTCATCTTCTTTACGGCGTAAGTATAGGAAGAAAGCGTTGTCTGAAAGCCTTTCAAACCAATCTTCGGGCCATGACAAGGAGTAGGCTTCCATCACCCTTTCAGCAGCCTCTTTCTCCGATGTAATACCGTTTAGAAGCTTACTTGCAGCTACTGGTCCAGCACCATTTGTCTTGATTCCATACTTCGCTTTAGTGTCCTTATGAACTGCTTCCAATCCCATCAGGTTGTCTGCTGAATCTCCACAAATTACTTGAGTCCAATATTCTGTGTACTGTGTAACTTCGTCTTGCCAGAACACACCTTTATCAAGCTTATTGTAGTTGAGATATTGTCCTTGTCCATTCGCTGTGATGTCTTTATCGCAGTATGCGACCACAAGATTCTCGCTTGTGCTTTCTCGCAGAGCATTCCAAGCAACGATGTTTACATAGTCATCCGTTTCTTGGCCTTTGCTGACAATACATTTTGCTTTATATTTCTTTTCCATGTAATCAAAGCATTCGTGAAACAGTAAAGGCTTTGCAGTACGTTGCCCTTTATAATCTACAAACTTTGACTCATAGAACTTCCTGAAGTTCCCATCACCCTGAATGCACACACGGTAATCTTTACAACCTGAAGCTTCAACAATCGTGTCAATCTTTTGTTTGATTGTCTGGAAAGCAAATCGAGGTTCCCCAGTAATCTCACTCACTGTTTCAAACGAGTAGTTTGATTTATCTCGGTTGTTCTCTTTAGCCCACTCATTGAATGCAGTCTTGGACTCGAAGAGTTTAGTTCGTTGTTGTGCAATGTTTGTAGCTAGACATTGATTACTTTGCTGTTGTTGTGCAGCAGCATACAGAATCGTATCTGCATCGATCAGTAGAAGCTTACTCATCCTACCACCCATGAGCCATAAGATAAGCTTTAGGTTGAATCCCAAACTGTTTCAGAAGTTTGGCTTGAGCTTCTGCAATTTTACTATCTAGATCAGAAACTTCTCTATGTTGATAGTCGCCAGACTTTGCAACAACTACGCCATAAATACAATCTTCAGAGTCTGCATCATAATAAGGGCTGAAAGACTCTAGGTTGTGACTCTCATAGAATTCATAAACTCCCTCTTCATATTCAACCTCTTCCATAAGGTTTTCCATTTGGTCATGATTGTAGCCAACACAAACAACACCACGATATTCAATACCCATAACTTTCTCCTGAAATGAAGCCCCTTCCGGGGCAATCAAATTTACTTAGAATACAAGTCTTGCAACTCTTGAAGTTTATTCAACTCATCAGCCTTACCTTTCAAGTCGTCGGACTTAGCTTTGGCTTTAGTCGCTTTCATCAAATCACTTACTTCATCTTTGTCGAAGCCATCGGTATTGTATTCTTTATGATATACAAATTCACCTTTTAGCTCCTTCAGATCTTCTTGAAGAGTCAGGATTTCTTGTTCTAGTTGATAGGTACGATCAAACAGCGCTTGTTTCTCTTTCATGTGAATCTCCTAATTATTTAATTGCAATCGAAATGCGATTGTGTTGGTATTCTTTACTTGGACTTCCGCCTTTATCATTCTTATAAAACACAACCGAATCATAGTCAACTTTATCTGGATTACTCAGCCTCTCAAGCTTACCAGATACTGAGTACAGCTCTTCACTTGTGTGGAACAAAACGAACCCCAGAAGCTTTTGTACTGCTTGAATTTCTTCAAGTGTGAGGTCTGCGTAATATTTAATCATGGTGTTCTCCTAGATAGTTTCTAAATTGTTATCGAACTGATAACGTAGTTTTACAGCTTGATTATAAATTGCCTTTACGAGAGCGTCATGATTCTCAATATCTGAATGCCTAACAGCATCTTGCAAAATATCTAACTTCTTTTCTTGCCAAGTTCTGTGTGCTTCCATCGGAGTATCAAATAAACCCAGATACTGTTCACACTTACCAATGAATTTACCGGTTGTTTTGTGAAGGTTTACACCTATCGGGTATTCACCCCTGACAGAATTACAAGAAATCAAAATCGTATTAATCCAATTAGGGGCGAAAATACAACTCTCTTTTGAGTAGGACTTTGCATTCGGGTCAATTAGATCCTTATCTAACGCCCAATATCTCCCACTCCTATCCTTATTCATGTATCCAAACTGACTTTGACACCACTCAGTAAAATCTTGATAGTCATCAAAGTTGTTCTGTGTTCCTGAGTAAGTTGGATATTGGTTCCAGTAAGGTTGTTTACATCTTGAAGTCACATTACCCCAAAGTAATCCTGAGCGTGTAACTCTCCGGACATATACATCACCCTCTGTTGTAGTCTTTTCTCTACACCACAAACCATTATCATCTTGGAAATCAGGAACATTAAGAATCTTTATAATATCACGCATAACTACACTCTCTTGAGAAATGGCCATCCTTGGCCTTTATAAGTTAGATCAGAACGGTAATTCCGAGGACATATCCTCTTCTTCAACCTCTTCCTGCACAACTGGTACTGGACCTTGTTTCGGTGCTACTCGTTCTTGTACGGGAGCATCCTTTAGCTTTACAGGCCCGAAGTCATCAGTAACACCGCCAGCTTTAGACTGATATTCAACCAAATCAGTTACCAGAATTGCTTGAAGTTCTGCAAAGTTACCATAAGAGTCAGTCTCTTTAATGCGATAGCTCAGAGTACCCTTACTACCATTACCAACCAATTTATCAAAGGTGATGTCTTCACGAGAACCATCTTCCAGTTGTTGGATAACTCGTGGACGATATTTCTCAGGAGTTTCTTTACCGTTCTTGATGTGAGACTTCTTAAATTTCAGGATAAACTGTTCATCTTGTTTTGGGAATGGTGGTTCAATACCAAACTTCTCAGTGAAGTCAGCGTTATCAAATTCCTTCAACGAAGTCTTAGGAAACTCTTTCTTGATCTTCTTGGCATCAGCCTTAGAAGCCACAACATCTACAGACCACTCACTATCAATCTTGTTGAATGCTGGAACTGGGTTCTGAACTTTAGCGTACAGATATACAACGTTTTCAATCAAAGCCATCTTGTGAATCCTCATTTATTTCTATTGACGGGGATCGTTCCCCAAACATTTGTTGTCGCTTTTGCCTTTATGGCTATCTGTGATTTCTCACAAATTCTTTTAGTGTTTCGTTTCTTTAGCTTTCCTAGTTACCACTACATCAGCAACCATCGGCTCTGGTTCTTCATTATACCCATCTGGATACAAACCACCAACGAAACTTTGAATATTTTTACTCAAAGCTGCTCGTTTCTCTTCCTCAATATAGAAGTAATCTTCAGAGCTTTCGTAGATTGTCTCAGTTTCGTAACACACTTGTCCAGCACTTTCTTTTGTTTTTACTGTGATTTTACCCATGCTTCTTATCGCACCTGTGTAGAGGAAAGACGGACATACTCTTCCCGAAAGATTTTCACAGATTTATTACCCGTAGCTTTCACTTCTTTCAAGTACTGTCGTGCGGACTCTCGCGTAGATGCTTCAGCGTATACATTGCTGTCATCTGCAATCAGGTAGGTGTAGATAGTTTTCATTTTATTTCTCCTCAGATTTAATTTGTACATCTAGTTTGACACGATTTTGAAACTCTGTAAAGCACTATTTTTTAATCAAAAATAATCAGTGAACTTCACACCACGATTTTCCAGTCTTCCCTTCACCAGCTAATGGTACTTTAAGTTTCAAATATAGTCCAGCTTTTTCAATCGCTTTCTCAATCATCTGAGAAATCTCGCCAGCAATCACTTCTTCACACTCAAATTCCACCTCATCGTGCTGATAGCAAACACGCATTACCAAATGCCCTTTATACAAATAGTAAGGTTTACGATCTTTCCACTTCAAACCACCAAGCCATGCGTCCATGAAGCATAGCGCATAATCCATGGAAATACCACCACAGCTTTGAAAAATTGTATTGAGCAGTGCAGACTTCTTACGGGTGCAAAGCATACGCCCATCAATTGCAGGAAGATACTTCTCACGTCCTGTACTTGTCCAATACTTTTCCAAGTTCTCTTTCAAGGCTTTTGTAGCGGGATTTGCCTCCCAAAAAGCTTCCAACTTGTCATTCCCCATCTTAACAGGGAGTCCAAGAGTGGACGCTAATTTAGGCCCAGCACACCCATACATACAGGCATAATACCCGTTTTTACTCTTATCCCGATATGGCTTGAACTTAGGATGTTCCTTGTTGAAGTCAGGACTGTGCAAATCAAATTGTTGCAGATCAGTTTCGTGACCGAAGAAAGCAAAAGCATTCTTAGAGTGTACATCACCTTTCAGCAATTCTTCAGCAGTTGCACCATCATCGTATTTAAAACAGTAATGTCCTTGAACCCTTCCCTCTAACGCAGCGGCATCCCCGGCAGCAATAAGCATCCCATCGCCTGAAATCCACAAAGAACGGAACTCCTTGCCGAGTAATACTTTCTCCGATGCTTTCGGTACATTGACGCAGGTTTTATGCTTTTGTCTGTGGGTTGAGGCTATCCCTGTACGTCCTGCACCAATACGGCCATCCATCTGCAAACGATCATTAGTAAGCCAACCTTCCAGTACAGATTGACGATTACGAAGACTCAGCCACTTTACCACCAACTTAACAATATCGCCCTCAAGTTTCATAAGGTTAGGGCAAATCTTACCCTGCTCTTGAATCTTAGGACTTGTCTGAATCAATTGCCGTGTCTTAGGATCGCGCATTGGCTTACCGTCCGGACCACGCTGGAAATTCCAGAGCGTAGGTTTCCAGCCCTGTTCAAGAAACCAATCTTTCATCTGATCTTGGTTAGCCATCTCCATCGGGAGCTTAATGTTCAGCATAGCTCCTGCAACTACCGGATACTTTTCACCATAGAATTCCCACAACCCTGTGTTTGTATCTAGAACACCACTATGCCTCTCAACAAACTTTTCCCACGCAGAAGAATAATCCCCCGATTTCTTCCAAGGTTTAGCTGGCATACTGTAATACTTTTCCTCAGACTTCTTCAAAGCCCTTGGGGGAAGTTTAGGTTCAACCTCTGCACGAATCTCTTCCATCATCAAACCAATACGTTCTTTAAGCTTCAAGCCACCTTCAACATCAAACTTAAAGCCTGTAAGCTCTTGGCAGGACATCAGGTAGAAAGACTTTTGCCCGCACTTAAATGCATCAGTGATTGTGAAATCTTTCCCATAAACATCTTTCCATTCTTTTGCAAGATATTGGTACAGCAAAACGTTTACGTCAGTATCTCGCTCACAGTAGACATCCATCTCAGGATGCCACTGCATAAACTCCTGGCCTTTTGGACTATCTTTTTCAATAAGGCCAAGCTCAATAGCTTTCTCTCGCCAGTCAATCTTAGGCAGTCCAAGAGTTTCACCAAAAGCCTCAACACTGTGTCCAACACGATCAGGGTTGAGGAACATGCTGAGATAATATGTATCGACAAACTGAACTGGGCGGCCTTCAATGAAATCCTTACCAACAGAAAAGTTCAGGTCCATCAGATTAAGCAATACAAACTGGTCAAAGCCCAGAATGTTATGGCCCCCCACAATTGGAGTGTCATACCTGTCCAACCATTTTAGGAACTTGGATTTTGCTTCACTATCTTTGAATGGGTTTAGCTTAAGTTTCTCACCCGTATCTAGATCAGTGAAGCAAATTGTCCAAATGACTGTTGATTCAAAAATGAATCCATTACATTCTATGTCATAGAAAAACCCACTTGCTGCCTTCTGGTTCAACATTTTTCCAATTCTTCCTATGCAATACTTTGTGGACGGTATGATATTTGAAATCAAGCTTATCAGAAATCTCTTTACAGGTCAAACCCTCAATTTCAAGCTCTTTAATACTTAAAACAATTTCATTGTTCAGCAAAGCTTTAGGATGTTTTTCACCAGCATTTGAATTACTTCCCGTGTCATAGCTGTGCTTCACATTGTATTGTTCTGTACACCATTCCAAGTTTTCTAGGGAGTTGTCACCTCTATTGGAATTCTTATGATTTACACAAGGTAAATTCTCAGGATTTTCAATAAAAGTCTCTGCCACCATCCTATGTATCTTTCTTGTAAATTTAAAGCCATCAACCATCAAGCGAAGTTGCCAATAACCGTCTTCGTTTAATAGCGGAATCAACTGTTTTTGTTTAGTTAAGAAACTATATGGGCCTCCCTTGTTCGAAGACTGCTTCATAAAAGGTTTGTTTCTCACATTTCCAAAGTTACTCACTTGATATCGATCTGGATACGGCGGGTAATCTTTCCAAACTTCTTCTTGCATTTAAAACTCCTGTGGATTTTCCAACAACCAATCTTCATAATCAGAAAGTGTGTGTGTTTCATTTGAATAAAAGAACTGTCCGGCAATCGGTGCAGTTCGCCCAGTCCATCGACATTTAGTCATTTTCATTGTAGTTACATTCCTGAGTACATCATCCTCATGTTCTTTGTTTCGGGTAAACAGCAAATTACATGCACTACTCTTAAAAATCGAAGAAGACCCCATAAAATCCTCTTCATGCAAATCTGCCCCTGTTGAGTTTGCTTTTGCTCCCGAAGAGCTTTTTCTGACATGACTAATCAGAATAAAAGTAACTTGGTGACTCTTCACCATTCCCTTCAGCCACTTCATAAATACTGACTGCTCATCATTACTCATTCCATCAAGAACATCAGTCAGTGGGTCAAGAATCAACACACGACAATCACATGCAACAATCAATTCCATGATCTGATTTTTAAGACTATCAAGCCCGCCGTCCCGTTCATCAATCAAGTGGAAACGGTGTGAACCGTCATTGTTTCGGAATAGTTCATTTGCTTTTTCTTCAACTTCTTCAGAGCTAAGGAAGTTAACCTTTAACTGAGAATCATCAATAAGGTCAATCTTCTTACTAATATGCCGAGAGAGAATTTTTGTACCGTATTGGGCACAATCACTTTCCAGACTCACGATCCCAATTTTATGAGGACTATTGAAAACCCAATAGTAAACCATTTCCTCTGAGATAGTTGACTTACCTGCACCACTCATTGACCCCATAGTTAGGATGGTTCCAAGTGGAATCCCCCCGGCCATCAGAGTTTGGAGACGATGCATAAAAGGTGGCAACGGAATACGAGGAACCAGCGCAGCTTCCTTAATCCGATCCATCAGTTCACCACTGCCCACAATACCGTCCGGTGTGTAGGAGTTAGCTGTAAAAAACGAATTAACAAATTGTTTCTCACGGCCTGCCATCAAAAGCTCATTTGCATCTTTCATTGACAGATTCATTACAAAAACTTTACCCTTGGGCAGAACTTTTGCAATTTTATCTACAGCTTTCTTACCTGCCTCATCTTGATCTGCGCAAATGATGATTTTGGTGAACCGAGAAAACCACTCATATTGAGCTTGAATCTGCTTTGCTGTGCCAGCCTCACCAATGGTTGAACTTACAACTGGAATTGGTTCATAACCTTTTGTTTTCTGATAGTCAGCCAGCATTTGGAAACAACTGAGGGCGTCAATTTCACCAGCAGCGATAACTACACGCTGTTCAGTGGTGTTCTTAAACGCATGTTGCATAAACAACTCACAGCCCTTCCCAGTTTCACCAATTGCCTCGAATCGCTTGGGGTGATGTCTAACCTTATACCCTGAAATCTCATAGTTCTGAGTAGCCGGGTAGTAGGTTGCTGCCACACTACCATCTGCCTCGTCGTAAGAGTAACGAACACCAAAAGGTCGGGAGATATCGCTACGAATTCCCCGATAACCTTTACTGTCTGTCCCCGTTTGTTTCTTAATTTTCTCATTAACTTCTAGATCGAAATAACTTCCCACTACAAACTCCTCTTCTTCATCTTTAATTTCACCATTCTCTTCCAGCCAAGCATCACTTGGAAGGGTCCACTCACAAACAAAGCAATAACCTCCAAGACCCTCCCCGTAGAAATGGAAGTTATTACCTGCCCGGTCATTTCCTTGGCGCCTACATTTGGGGCAAGGATTCTTACCTACAACGTATTCAGCCACACCAATCTCCTAATCAATATTCTTCGCCACAATCTTCAAGCTTACAGACTATCTTCCAAAATCTCAATAGCCTCACGAATATTCTGTTTAAGACTCTCCACAGAAGAATACGAATCACGACCTTCTTCTACAGCTTCTTTGACTAGCTTGTCAATGTCTTGTTGAGTGTAGAAGTCTTGAAAAATATATTCCAAGAAGTCACTAAGATCACTAGATCCACAATACAAAATCCCCGAATAAGCCGCTGAGCGAAGTTCTTCAGGACTAATGTGTCTGTAGGATTTCTTGATGTCGATTATGGCCACTATATCACCTTCAATTTATTAAGTTCATTCTCAAGCCTTTCAATCTCTTTCTTGCGAGCAATTTCCTTATACTCAGCTTCAACCTTAATCTTCTTATCCTTGAAGAAACCCACCATCTGATCTTTAGTCATCATAAGGTGTTTAATAGGAATATCGATCCCTTTAGATTCAGCATAGTCTACAGTGTAAGACGTTTCCCCACAAGAGTTATCAGCACCCCAAGACTCACTAAAGTAGTCGCTGTCTACATCATAATATTGAGTTTCAGTGTGCGTTTGCCAGTCAGTCCAATGTAGAATAGTTGTCACAAACCCTTCTTTGGATGGTGGCTTGAACGTCACTGCAAATTCTTTATCAGGAACACTGACGCCATTGTATCCGTTCACATATTGCCTGTGCAATTTTAAATATGCAACAACAATCCCAGCAAGATCATACGCTTGATTGCTTGCAATAATGAAATCACTTTCTGTTCGTAGCATCATTATTGCTCATCCTCATAAATACATTCATACCAATAATCATGCTCAGGGAAATCAGCGCGCAACTGCTCAATCTCTTTCCATGCACTCATTTCAGTGGTGATGAAGTCGCTACAGAATACTACTTCACCTTGTTTATTTTCGTAATATATTTCGTAGATTGTACTCATTGATAGCTCCAATAATTGCAGAGGTTCTTAGTTACACTTGGCAGACCAAAGTCATTCAAAGTTTTCTCATACTCAACATTCAAGATGTCTTGTTTAGGACTGCCAATACTCTCTTTCACTTGAGCAATCTTTGTTTCCTCTTCACGGACTTTAGCTTGGAGGGTTGCGATCTGTTTATGCCATTCCGACATAGCTTTCTTGGAAGCATTAATCTCTTCATTGCAACTCACAGCATCAGTGTACTCTTCGTACAACGATTTTCGCAGTGTTTCATAATCTTCATTAGCCTGCAACTGCTTTTCAATCCTATCTTTGATTTTAGGAAAATCATTGAGCCACAATGTCACACCATATTCTACGGTGTAGCCACCTTCATTACCTCGATAACCGCCTGAACCTGTATTGATTCCTGCAATGCCGTTGTATTTGTCAAAGACATCCGAACTAAAACCTTTAGGCTCTTTGTTGAAGACAACTTTAATTGTACCTGTCAGTGCAGGATAGCCTTTAGGTTTCTCTGGATTCTGCCTTGGACTAAAATTACTAACACCACCGAACGGGCTAGAATGAGAGTTGCTTGCATGAACACTATAGCCCACACGAAGCTTCATGTCTTTAATCGTTGACTTAGGAAATAGCTTTTCAGACACTTCCTTAGACAGCTTGCAGACATCCTCAACAGACTCAGCATTCAGCCTGACGTAATGCATAAGAGTTTCAAGATTGTCTTTGCGTTCTTGTTCTGCAATCTCTTCTTTATTTCGTGCAACGCATTTCTTCTCACAGGCTACAGCTTTCTGTTGAGTCTTGTAGATACTTTCACAGTGCTGGCATGCGTAAGCTTCAATGTTCATCTTTCTCTCCACCCCTATATTTAAATTAATCTTGCATACACCACATACGTATATTGTTTCTTCGAAATGTCAGCGACATTGAGAGGTTAATCCCAATACGGTTCATTACACCATGCTACGCAGTTGCTGTCAAACATTTTTATTGCTTGTGCTTTCGAGATACGCTTGACAGCATGGAGCTTCAGGTCTGTCTCTCCATAGCTACCATCAACCTTGTGTTCAGCAAACCAACGAGCTTTCTTGAGGTTGTCTTCTTCCATAAGGTAATCGTTCAGAAGCTCGCCATTACCAGCTTTGTAAGTGATTTGAAAGTACATGGTCTGTTCCTCTGCTTGGTTGATACGTCCTAATCTACGCTACTCAAAACCACCTGTCAAGCCTCATCCCAACAAAAATATCCCAAGAATCTTTGTGAATTTATTCACATCTCCCCCTTGACTTCACCCCTTGATCTGTTATGATTGGCCTACATTAATTGAGGAGACAACAACATGAAAGATTTATACTATATTGAATACACAGACATGGTTTCTGAGAATTGGAATCATTGGGTTAGGTCTGACATTATTCCTTCAGTTGGGGATCTTGTAGACCTTCCGTCAGATGGTCGTGGTAGGGTGTTGTTTGTAGAGTACATCTACAAGAAGATTGATGAGATTTCCAAGCTAGATCAAATTAAAATATTCCTTGACTGGAATGTGTGAGGCTTGAAATGAAAAACAAATTTAAAATTATTGACACCTCTTCTGGAGAGAAACTTAAGCTTGGGGAGGGGAAAGCGTGAACAAGAAAGAATTTAAAGATTGGTGTGATAGAACTGGGCACATTACAGCGAATGATTGGAATTATCAAACCGTACGAGGCCGTGATTATTATTTCATCATTAACCCTAAGACAGACAAGTTTGCTCTGATCAGTTACGATGCTAAGAATGTTGACTACCAAGTGGTTGTTTCTGGTTGGACAGACTACAATGGATATGCTGAGAAATTCCATGAAGAGACGGCAGGAGTTTGGAAATGAACACAGTCAACGGTACAGATTGGGACAAAGTAGGTAATGCAATTATCATCTATCACCAACAGCAAGATTACCATGAAATGGTGCCTCCACTGTGGCTGAGTAGGGAGGATCTTGAAGAGATGTTGAGGGTGTTGGAGGGTGAGGATTAAATAAGATAAATTCTCTCTAAATACCCCAAACAAAAGATAATTTGACTTGCACCTGTAGTCTGAGATATGAGACAATTCACTTATGAATTTGAGAGAACAGTGCTTGACTTTCAAATTTAAATTCCATCGAATATGGCTACAGCCCTTATGGGACGTGGCCTAGAGGACATTTTATTAGCTAGTTTTTTCTTGATATAGAGAGATTATGTATGGATGTAGAGGAAGAATGGAATACCTACAGGATAGACGAGGATAAATATGAAGTAATAGAGAATCAGAAGATAGAATATAATGTAACCAATACAAGGTTAATGATATACGATATCGTAGTAAAGAGAGATGTATCTGAGAAGGTTAAGATGTTAGAGCATAAGGAATACAACACCCTAGCTTGTATCATCTATAATCTTATTTCTTGTATTCGTAAGAACAGAAAGCTTGTGTATTCTCGTAATACAGCAGAGAAATGCAAGAACAAGAAGAAGATTTCCGTCTATAAAGTAAAGAAAGTGGTTGACTGGCTTGAGCAACAAGGGTATATTGTCAACTTTATTGCACCACCCAATAGAGATAAGGATGAACGTAAAGTGAGCTATATCGTCCCCACACTGAAATTTGTAGAAGAATTCTGTGATTCAACAGAGGTACAGCGTATGGCTGAACTTGCGTATCAAGAAGCTTATGCTTATATCGAACTTCGTAACGAGGACAAAGAGCCTGTTCCATTTCGCAATACCAAACAAACACAACGACTTGAGGAAGTAGTAAAGAAGATCAACCTTCTGAATGACATCTGCACAGTACGCGATAAGTTTGGAAATGTGTTGAACAACTTCTATTGTCGGGTATTTAACAATGATTTTGGTCACGGTGGTAGATTCTATCGTGCTGATGTTCTCCGACTTCCACACAGCGAAGGGCGTCTAGGTCGATATGATATTACTATCAATGGTAATCCTGTAGTAGAAATTGATTATGGTAATCTTCACTTTCGTATAGCTGCTATCAGAGAGCGAATTGATTTAAGTGATGTTGCATCTGATGTCTATATGGGAATTCTTGAAGAGCATGAAAAGACAGATTCTAATCGTGCGATAGTGAAGCTTGGTGTCAATATCATGTTTAATTCACTAAAAGATGAGAAGGCAATCAGCGCAATTCAGAAAGAAATTAATTTCAAATTCAACGGAAAACAAGACCTTACGCTTAAGACCGGAGCTGAAGTTTTCAATCGTATCAAGAAAGCATACCCGCAGTTTGAGAATGTGTTTTGTCAAGGTGATGGCTATGGTAGTGTACTACAGAATTATGATAGTGAGCTAACAGCTTGTGTGCTGGATGTCATGGCTAACAAGAATATCCCTTGCTTACCTATTCATGATAGCGTAATATGTGAGCGTCAGTACCAACGAATCCTTGAGGAAACAATGGGGGAATGCTTCAGGAAGTTATTTCAGGTTGACGTTCCTGTTCCAGTCGGCGTTGGGTATCGGGATGAATTTGGTATTGTGCAAGAATATAAAATTATTGTTTGAGGTGCTAAATGATTGATATCAGTAAGCTTAAGATAGGTTCACGAATCATCCGGCATTGGTCTGAAGGTGAAACCGCCACTAGTGACTTCATTGTAACTAAAATTGTTGAGGATGAGGAACTTGGTTGGATTGCTTATGTAGATTGGTCAGACGATGATTGCAGTACAACCATCTATGAGTCTAATCAGCATAAGTATGAATATGGTCGTCGTAGGAATGATCGTAAACCAAAGCATTGGAAAGAGATTAAGGAAGAATTGAATGTACTCAATTAAAAACTTCACACCCTATGGACAAGATGCCCAGTCTTTACGCAAGCATCTAGGAAATGCTATTGTCCTTGTGTGGAGTAGGCAGAGTGGATATCAGTTTATGGATATTCTGGACAGAGCTAAGGCTATGGCTGATAATGTGGACTTTAAAATCATTGCTGTGGAGAAAGACTAATGACTAGAACAGAGTTTTTAGAAAAGTGGCACGAAGAAACTAACGGCTTCTTTGGTTTGATTTCTTGTGCTGGAGATTTCAAACGAATGGTTGAGATTATTAACAAGTACAAACCTATCCTTGATGACCTCCATATTCAACGATATAAAGATTTTGCAGATGAACAAGGCATCGTTGGTAAACAGCGAGAAGCTTTATTTAATATGTTGGGAGTAGAAAAATAATGCATACAATCAACATTAAGATCACACCAATCTGCACAGCTTGTGGTAAAGAGCTACAGACATCTGGACTTGAAGCGAAATCAACAGGACACCCATTTGAACGTGATTGTCCATCAGACAGAACTGAGCAGCGATTGTATGTATATGCTTGCGAAGACTGTTTTGTGTTTAAGGGAGATTTGATAGAATGACTACAATCAATGAACGAGAACGCCACTTGTTAAAAATGCGTGAACATCTTATCTCTGCAAAACTCAGGGCAGAGTTGTTGTGTTATGGATATGAGGTAATTGATGCTATCAATGAGCTGATCGGTTTTGCAGAGTTTGACCTAGACGAATTAGAGGTTGACTATGAGTGAGGTATTCAGCCAAGACATCCTATCCAAATCCATCTTCAAATGGCAAGAGTTGGCGGGAAAAGAGCTACTAATTAAGGTTGGAACAACTCCTGATGAGCTAGGTAAGGGGATGCATGTCTGCGTGATTGGAGTGGACAAAACTAGCGGCAAATGTTATGTTTTGCATACGGGAAGTGAGGAGTGTAAGTGATGAAGTATAAGATAGGTGGTGATGGTTGGTGGCATACAACTAATAATGACCCAGTACTTGAGAATGATATTATCTCTATAACTAATCAGGATGCGGATTTTTATTACCTAAGTGTAGAGCGATGTGGTGAGAACTTTGGAAGTATAAGGATCAATAAAGTATTTCTAGAAGAAGATTTTGAGGAAATTATAGAATGAAGCTACCAAAGAAAATGGTTTGGCTTAAAGAACACTTCCAAGGACTGATTACTGAAGAAGATGCACAGCTTTGGAATCAATATGAAACTAACAATCTTGATGCATACCAGTCAGGTGCAGAAGAGGGTGGTTTTGATATCGGTTGGGATCTTGGTCGAATTGAAGCTATTCAGGAATTACTGAACTTTATTGAAGACTTAGAAAATCCTGTGTATGGTGATGTATGAACACCCACACCAAAGAATTCTTAACAAAACTTTCCAGACTACTAGAAGGATACAAAGCCAATCTAGAAATCGAAGGAGATAGCTACAGTGGTGGTCCTATGCAAATCACTTTGGAAGTGTTGAATCCTCAGACGTTTGATGAGCATTGGGACGAATGGCACATACAACATCCGGGACTAAAATACCCTGATGGTAATCTATATTCCTATGCAGAGTGGATTGATCTAGGTTATCATGTTGATGCAGAAAAACTTAAGGAGTTGATTAAATGAATATTGATTGGAACAAAGCACCTAAAGAGGCACAATGGTATCAACCAGCTACAGGTTTGGTTAACGCAGCTTGGTTTTACAAAGACGAGGATGATGGGAAATATTGGGCATGTCTTGAAAACACCAACGATTGGTTCCAAGAAGCTTGGCAAGAGAACTGTAAAGAATGGCAGTGGACAGCTCGTCCTACTGTGGAGCTTAAATGAACAAATGCTCAGATTGCAAACACCGCTCCCTAACAACACAATGGCGATACATAAAGCTGTTTGAGTGGAGATGTACATCACCTAAGTATACGAATGATATGACTAACGTCGGTGGTAGGATGAATCACTTGACGTGTACATATATCAGAAATCATGATGGGATAAACCACTGTTATAGTTTTGAGGAGAAAGCTTAAATGACAGACTTCAAGCCATTTTATGAATCAGACAACATTAAAATCTTTGAGTATCCGCAGCCTATCTGTGCTATCATAGACAAGAATCATGGTGTGGTTGATATTCGTACACCGGAGGATGCTAAAGTTGTTATAAAAAGTCTTATCTCTTTCTTGAATGCAATTCCTTATGAGTTTGGAGGTTATGGTGAGTGATAAAAAGATGATCCCTTGGGATGTGGTAATTGAAATCTTGAATAAACTTCAAGCCAACAATCCCGGACATACAATGGAACGTGTGAACAAATACGTTAATGATGAAATCTATGAGTGGTTTAACGAACAACATCCTGAAGAGGAGTCTCCCAAATGACCCAACGTAAAGAAACTATCGAAGACGCTATTGCCCTACTCCAACAGGCTAAACACTTGTTGGAAAAAGAGTTGCAATATGACTATTCAGTGACAGACGAGATTGAGAATATTATTGAGTCGTTAGAGTTTGATCTTGGAGAGGAAGAATGAACGTAGCAACTTTTATTAAATGGCTTGAGAAGCAACCACAACACCTAGAGGTGAGTGTTATTGAAAACAGTACTCAAACTGAAGATGGTGCATTCGGTAGCGAGGAAGTCTCTGTTACAGAAGCTGTGTGTTTTGATGATCCTCAAATGCAATCACGTCAAACAAAAAGGTCTTTGATTTTAGGAGTAGAATAAAATGAAATGGTTTGAAGTGACAACAGGTTGTGACGGCTATTACACACCTAATCGATTCAAGACAGAGAAAGAGGCACAAGACTTCGCTGATGAGATTGAGGCAGAAGGTGGTGATGTTCATGTCTCAGAGGGTCCATATGAAGTTGATACAGAATCTAAATTCTTTTGGAGTAATTAATGTACATTTTTAGTGATGATTATAGTGGTATTGGTAACAAGTCCTTTGCATTGAACCTTGCACACATGCGTTCATTCTATCTCGGTACAGACAGACGGGTGTATTTTGAATATAGCGACACTTGGGAAACTCTACAGTTTGACACTCAAGAGAATGCAACGCTTGCTTATCAGAGGATTACCGATACGATCAAGGGGACACAATGACAAAGCTCGTCAAATGCCACGGTACAGATTGTGATAGACGCCTATCCTGCACCAGATTCACACAAGAATCATTACCAAAGTACCAAGCGTTCTTGGTTATGTGCGTGGCTTGCAAGAATCCGAACGAGAAATGTAAATGGTTTGTAGATAATGAAGAAAAGCTTGACGCATCCAATCTAATCGGCTAATCTTACAGCCATGCACACAACAGACATGTGTAAAACAAATTATTTAGGAGAAGATTATGAAGATTACAACCCGAACAGAACAAGTCATTGATGTAGGTGATTGGGATAATTTGGTAAAAACCACTTATGAGCGTCCTTACAGCTTTCAACAACAAGATGGTTGTAAAGAGCGTCAACGTGTTGAGGTTACAATTCCCGATGAATACGCTGAAGATTATGAGAATGATACTGTTCCTGAAGTTGTAAACCACGATGATATGGGTGTTAGTTTCAAAGCTTGGATTGAACGTGATTCTCAGCAAACACTTAATTCACCTGATGAGTGGGATCGTAAAAATGGTCTGAGTATGTGGTGGGAACGAAATTTCTACCCAACTGTTGAAATGATCGCAAATGATCTACATGAAAAAGGTTTGATTGAAGCTGGCACATACACTATTGATATTGACTGGTAAGGAGAAATAATTATGGCCGTTAAAACAAAGACTGCCGTTGTGTCTAAGAAGGTGTCGGACAGTCAGCTTAAAAACTCTGATCGCTGGAACTTCTTTCTATCTCAGTGTGCAGTCGAATGGGATAATTTGACAGATCATTCTAAAGACTTCTTTGCAGTGATGGGAAATACACAGTCGTCCGAAGAGGATATTAACAAGGCGATTGATTTGGCTAGGGGTGTTAAATGATCACTTACGCAGTCTATATCAACAACAAGTTTCTAGGTCACGTTCAAGCAGATGACAGGCGAGATGGTGTAGGTAAAGCCTGTGATAAGTTTCATGTCTGCATTAGTGATCGAATTCATTTAGAGCGTTGGGAGATGAGTAAATGAAAACCCTAACAGAACTACGCAATAAACTTCTTATTGCTGAACAAGAATACAAAGGGGCTCACTCGTCCTTAGAGGGATCTTTGGCCCTGATTTTGGCCAAAGAAGAGTTGAAGCAGTGTCGCTATAATTATGCACTGGCCTGTCGTGATTATGTTGAAGAAACTTTATTTTGTGAGGATGGTGCCTGATGAATAGTAAACTATTAGAGCTGTTTCAAGATCATATTAACTTTCCAGAAGACTGTACGGAAGTATGTTGGTATGCTGACGACTGTCAAGTTATCTACAACACGGATAACAAACTGGAGGATTTGATTGAGCAGAATGGAAATACTTATTCAGGTCTTATCAAAGGGCAAGCTGTTGAGCTTGACGGTTATGTGATGTACACTCTTGATTCTGAATGCGGTTGGGATTATCAAGCCATCTTTTCATTAGCTTTGAAAGTGGACTATGAAGAATGAAACAACTATTCTCAATAGGCGAATCAGTCATACGCCAAGCACAGAATTACCCTGAAGGGAATGGTATTTACACAATCACCAGCATCATCACCAAACAAGAGTATGAAGAACTTTATCCTAACCCTCTTGGTTGGACGCAGTTGGATGAGATTTACTATGGTTTAGACGGATTCAGTGTAGAGGTTGGAAGAGGTGCAAGGAAAATTATCTGTCACCACACAGCACAAGGGAATTTGCGTAAGCGGCATGAACGGGGTGATTTTAGTTTTACTGAGTTAGTCCAATACTTGAGTACAAAAATTGTGGAGAAGATATGACAAGTCCTCTTGAATTCCTGAAAGAACAGCTACAGAAATCTCTGAATGAATCGCCTGAGAACGATTACTACAGACAAGCTATTCATGATGGTATTTATGCTTGTACTCTCGGCTCACATGAAGCACTAGAAGGCTGGTGTGAGGCTTGGACAGCAAACGACGAGCTACCTATTGACTGTCAAATAGATGAGAAATACTTACAAGGTGTTGCATTTGTAGAAGAAAAGTGGCACCAGATTACCGGGCTGTTTTAAAAATTCATGAAAATCTTGTGAAATAATTGTTGATTGGATCCTAAATCAGTGTAAGATCTGCTTTACAAAGCGTCTTAAGAACGTAACACAACGACAGTTAATACCAACGTAGAGGGCTTAGAAATGATCAATGAAGAAATCAAGCAAGCTTTGGAAACCCTGCACAATCCTAATGTGTACAACCAAGCTTTGGTGGATTGTCGTAATCTGCTGAATCTATCTAAAAAAACCTTGGAGGAGCACCTGCTGAGCTGGCTGTGGGTCAGCGAGGATACACCAGCTTATGAGGGTGGTGAGCTGGATTATGTGATTCAGCTTGGGGTGATTGAGGAGAAATTGGTAGAAGAATCATTGATTTACAATGACTGAAATAAATCCTAACAATTTTCTTGACGCCGTGTAGGACATCGGCTACTATTAAGTCATGAAAGGAGCAAAGAGACGGCGATTAAGAAGTTAGCCATCTGACAGACATGGAGACAAGCCTGAAGAAATGGTTCTTTAGGTTGGTTATCTTACTCTTTAAGGTGATATCATGAGCACTACACAAATCAACAGCAGCTTCAGTCCTGTAGCCGGTAGCAAAGTCCGTCGAGTCTTCAACGACTCAGGCATGTTCTTAGGTACGATCACGAAGCTTGATAGTAACAAAGGCTACAGTGTGTTTCGCCTCAAAGATGGAAAAAGGAGAACCAAACGCCTGCTGGCCGATGCGTTCAAAACTATCCGTCGCGAAAATTGAGGCTAAGACTATGAAAACTCTAGGTTGGCTTGTCCAGTGTGAAGGAAGAACCTTGTTTCTACGTGAACGCTCAGAGGTTGAGTGGGCTGTTGAGGATGTCAATTACAAGGTGACGGAGCTTGTCGCTAAAGGTGAACAGTCAACAGCTTATGCTGAGTGTGAAGATAGTAGACAGTTGTTGATGGAGCTTTATCTGTTGCAAGAGGCTGAAATTAAAGCTTTGCGTGATAGACTAAAAGAGGTAGAGAAGTAAAACTAACTGACTGATTTTCAGTCTACAAAATAACCCCGTCTCGTGCGGGGTTTAATCTATGAGGAAAGTAAAGTGCCAGTAGCGATAGACATGGTTGGAGTAGAAGTAAACGGACTAAAAGTGATATCCTTCTCTCACCAAAAAGGAGATTACAGATGGTGGAATTGTATTTGTGCTTGTGGTAACGAATGTGTCCACACTACCAAGCGGCTGAGGAAATGTATAAAAGATAATCTTAAAGCTGGATGTGGTTGCACTCGTGGTAGCTTACCAGAGCACGGACTTTCAGCAACTACGATGTACTGGAGATGGAACAGTATGCACCAACGATGTAATAATATAGAGGATGCAGCGTATCCATACTACGGTGGTCGGGGGATCAGTATCTGTGATAGGTGGAAAGGGCCAGATATCGAAGGTCTGCAAAACTTTATTGAGGATATGGGGCATCCACCAGAGGGTATGTCTCTAGACAGGGTTGATGTTAATGGTGACTATTCACCAGACAATTGCCTGTGGGCTACACTATCAATCCAAGGGTTCAATAAAAGGATTAGCTCTAGAAACAAGACGGGCGTATCTGGAGTAAAGTATAGTGTGAGGAACATCTACAATCCTTGGGTTGCTCGTATCACATTCATGGGTAAAGAGATTCAACTCGGAGCTTACAACAACATTTTGGACGCTGCGTGTGCTAGGAAATCTGCTGAGTTGTTCTACTATCCCGAACGAAGACTTTCTTGGAAATACCTGTTGACAGAACTCTGAAAGGAGCCTATTATTACCTTACTGAAGCAAAACAAACGAATCACGGAGAACGACATGAACACAGTAATCGGCTACGACGTAATCGACAACCAAACCAAAGCTGTTGTCAAGTCGTACGGCGAAGGTAAAGGTAGCACTGCTCGTGCCTTTGCTAACAAGAAAGATTTGCAGTACGGAGCAGTTCGATACGTGGTCCGTTCCATCTACTCGAAAGAGGTGTAACATGAAACTCAAATGTATCCGTGATGTCGTAATGACCAAAGATGCCCGTGTAGCTTTCAAAGCCGGGGGAGTGTATGACTTCTCGCTCAATGCTCACGGTGAAATTTATCAGAAGACTGAAACCGGTGTTCATATGTTCCGGGCTAGTGGTCCTGATGCTTGGAATGTTTACTTTAAATATGAGGTGTTGTCATGAGCGGCCTAAGTCATGTGGTGTTCCTGATTCTAACAATCATCTTCCCACCATTTGCCTTGCTGTGGATCATCTGCGCAGTAAGTGCTGGTAACACTAAGAAGCGGTAAGATAGACAGCTTCAGGAACGGCAGACAGCCGCACTTGAGGAACTTGCCCGAGTAGGTAAATGGAAGGGATGGAACGATAAATAAACTTTGAAATAAACACTACGCCCCGCTTGACGGGGCTTCTTTATACCTATAGAATTAGTCTTATCAGAAACAAACAAAGCTTTAGAGGTGTAACATGTGGAAAGGTAAAGGAAGGTCAGGCTACGGTGAATCATCCACTCTAGGCGATTACGATGACTGGTCTTGCCTGTCTCGTAATGGCAAGCAATGGAAGAACCCTATCACCATGCAAACCCGTGACCTTTCTGGTGCTGATTATTGGCATATGAGAAAGCAACTGACTGATAGCTATGATGTCCCTGAAGAACTGCATGCTGTCAATGAGACTGTTAGTCTTGCCCATGTATTGCCATCAGGTAAGGCAAACTTGGCTGCTTATGGTGATCCTGTTGTGGTTCGTAAACCAATCTCTAAAGTCAGCATTAAAGATAAGATCTTACCTCAGCTTAAACGCCTGTCTGTATTACGTGACCAGATGTTTGAACTCGAAACTAGCTATCGTGCTGGTGAGATGAATATCTCTGAGTACAGCCTTTTGAGGGATATCATTGTCACGAAGATCCAACGTCAAGAGGTCTTGTACAAACGTGCTGCATCTGTTAAGCCAAAGTCATCAGAAACAGACGAAGATTCTGCACTTGTGCAGGCAGAATACACCCCATCCAGCGGCTTTAGCCCTCAGCCTAATGACGGATATGCTTCAGAGGAATACGAAGATTGCGGTGTGGAATTTATCGATGAATTGTCTTCGAATAATTCTTTCAAGAAACCTTTAAAAATAGCTTGCACCTTGATCAAGACAGCATTACACTGGTCACACAAAGCAAGATCCTACTGGAATGAATTGAAGGCGGTGTGAGATGAAATTTAAATCTATTAAAATTGGAACTCCATTCCAATTTGAACAAAATGGTGCGGTGTTTGTAAGAGTTCGTGGTGGCTGTAAACCGGGTTGCGGTGGAGTAACTTATAAGATTGACCCAGAAACCACTGTAATTATTTATCAACCTTGAGGCTTTAAAATGATCGAGCACAAACAAATGTACTACTTCAAAACCTCTGACATTCAGCCGTACAAAGCTGATGCAGACGAACGTGGACAAGTACTAGCTTACGGTGATAACATCTGGACAGCTATTCAGTGGACATCCTTGCAACGTCTTGATCAGGTTAAATTCTACACTCATTGGATGCAGATGCCGAAAGCACCATCTGAGGATGACAGGGATGCATGAGGAGGTAAAGAGTTATGGTAGTTCTTCTATCTATCTGTTATTTAATGTTGGCAATTTCAATACATGATACTATCGGACATGGTCCCGGATGGAGAAACCAACAATGAGCACTCAACACACTCAGTATGATACCCTCAACGCAGCCCTATCAACCATCGAAGACCTAATCTCACAAGGCCACCAGAGCTTCAAATTATATCGCAGTGAAGGGAAGGTCTGGAACGTAATTGTTAATGCTGTCCACACAATGAGCTAAGGAGAAGGAAATGATTAGCTATGAAGATTTCTTGAAAGAACCTCAAGGCGTATTAGAGTTTCGCACTAAATACAACGGCGTATTCAAGAAGGACAATCGGGCATGCAGAAGCTTGAATAACACGCTTGAGACTGAGTATGTAGCAGTGTACCGCCACGAAGAAAGCTACAGCAAGCAATGGAAAACCGATAACATCGATTGGGACGCCGAAGAGTTTTATATCTTGACAGCAAAAGGTAAGATCTTGCACCATATGAATTCTGAATGGGGTGGTATTGGAGTAGCTACAAATGATTAGCGAACATGCAATGAATCTGGTGGCAGAATTAGTTTGGGATGTAGGCGGGAATCCTGATGTGTGGAAGCGTTCTGAAGATTCCTTACTAGAGTACATTGGAGAGTTAGAAAAACGTCTGATTGAGTTTGGTTACAATGAATCTTTTCATAACCTTAAACGGACACAAACCAAATGAACACCTACACAACAGAAACATTCCAAAAATACGAACGTAAACGTCCTAGCAAACACTCTCTAGACACACCCTTAGACGAACACAGCGAACGACACAATAAGCATATCTGTGTTAAGCGAGGTTGGAGGATGAGTAGGGATATGAAGCGGAATTGGAGTGGTGAATGATAATGAACAAAACAAGAATCAAGATTACAACAGACTGCAACAGTGTGTCTTATCAGTGTCAGTATTATTGTGGCTTCTTTTGGTGGTGGCAAGACATGCACCTAGACCTTGAAACCTTAGCTGATTTTGACACAATCAAAGAAGCACAACGTCACATTGATCAATGGATCATCAGGCAAGCTGAATACAGAGCTGAGTCTGTTGTCAAACTAAACAAGAAGAAATCTAGGAAGATTATTTACGTGGATTATCCGTAAATAATTGAAAATATGTGTTTACGAGAGCTTGAGGGTAGATTATAATTACCCCACACCCAAGCAAACCATAGGGACAGACATCATGATCAGCATCCAGAACGTAGGTCAAGTGGACACAGTTAAGGTTAAAGAGCTTGTGAAAGGTGATGTCCTGATGTTTAACTTCGGCTTGCTCAGTACAGTTGAAGGTTTTGGTAAAGAGACAGCTAAATTTATTGAAGTTTACCTTTACTCTCATGAACACAAAGAAACAAACCTTGTCAAGATGTCTAAAGAAAAAGAGGTGTGCAAAGTATGAAACTCTTTATTGAAGGTCATGCTGTGCGTAAAGGCTACGCCATTAGCCTGTGCTACTCTGATAAAGAGATTAGTGCTATGGAATACACAGATGAAGTAGACAAACCTTTACGATTCATTCAATCTAGAGATAAAGCTTTTGAACTAGTTGAGCGTTGGAATAGACGATTTTCTAATGAGTATAAACAATCATGACTATCCAATTCAAAACAGATGCTGTCTACACACTTGGCCCTCTAAAGCTAGTTTGCACATACATCGAAGACAATACAATCTGGCTTAAATCCGACAGCTATCCAAGCTCTGACACAATCCTCCTATACAAATACGACAGGAAGTCAAAGAAGCTATATGTGTTTAATGCGAAGGTGCAGGCTTATGACATTGTGGAAGGGAGTTTGAGTGAAGAGGGTGTGATGGCTAAATACAAGCCTGAAGATGTTACGGTGATTTATGATTATTTGGAGTGATGAGACAAGCTTACCTGATAGAATCTTTCAATGAATAATGTTTGAAATACTTGTTGACGTGTGGTGTGAAGGTCATTAGAATTAAAACCAGAAGGAAGCAAAACAGCTTCCAAAGGAGAGACACAAAATGACTGTATACTATGAGTGGGATGTAGAGGAAGTGGATGAGCATGAGGACATCCAGAATCACAACCATACAGACAGCTTTGCTAAAGCCAAAGCTATTAATGAAATCCCTTGTGAAGAGGGTATGACATCTCGTATTGTCTTAGTGCGAGACGATGACAAAGGCAGATCTTGGGCCTATCTTGAAGACGGAGAGCTTCCCAGTCACTTTGAAGACGCTTACGGTGTTAAGGTTGCAAAAGTACCTGAGAGGTTTCACGAAGAAGTTTCTAAAGGTTAACTAGCGGACAGCCCCAATTATGGGGCTTTCTTTTGTTTAAAAAATAAATTAAACTTTATGAAAGGATCCCTTGCACACCACACCAGAAGCTGTACAATAGAACACAAGAAGAGAGGAAAGAGATTCTCTCAGACAAACACAGGAATCACAATCATGTCCCTCCTACTAGCTATCTCGTTCTGCTCTGTCATCACTTGTGAAGAGTACATTGTTGACGGAGGCAAAGCCTCTTCCCTAACACACTCTGACTGCATCGAACGTATGCAAGAAGAACGTAAATTCATTATGTCTATGCCTGTAGAGGAAGCCTATCGGCAGTACATGACAAGTTTCAAGGCAGAGCATATGGCTGGCGAAGTGGTGGCCTGGGAAATTAATTGTATTCCTGAAGTGAAATAAAGGTTGACTGCTCTCTGAGATAAGCTATAATTATCTTACTGAAACAAAACATACAAGAAGGAAATTGTCATGATCATCTCACTAGTAGTCCTCTACAAAGTCTTATTTCAAGATAGCTCATCAAAACCAGCACCAATATATCACAAAACATGGAAAGACGAAGTGGAAGGCTATCCAGCCTCTGATTATGCTAAAGGCCTGCAAACAATCGTCCACTAATAACTACTTCTAAAAGGGTGATAACATGTACATCATCAATTATGACACCTCATACTGCAAAGGACACTTGTGGATACTCATACATTCATACTCTGAGCGGGAAGCTATCGAGAAGCTGCACAGTCTGATTGATGATGTGTCTAACATCCGTTCTATCTTGAAACAATTCTAGTGAGGCCATTCATTCAGAGCTTCCATGTACAAATCATTCCTATGTATGACAGATGATTATTTGGAGCATACGGCTGTTAGGTTTGAGAAGCTTTGAAAGAAATTGAATAAAAAGCTTTACAGGGTAGACAAATCTATATAAGGTGCCTACCGAATCAGAAAACATAGGAATAGAGAAATGACTTATCTACTCTGGTTGTCTACAAAAGGTATCACAAGCTATAAGAATTATTGTAATTGTGGTGGATATGCGTCTTCAATGAATGGTAGGGATGAGCGCCACCTGTCTATAATAAAAATATCTTTATTTTCTTTCAAATTCTCCTGTACATAACCATTAGCTGTGCTACAATTTAAACATGAAAGGGAGACAGGGTCATCCAGATCCACCCTCTTCGGGAGATTTAGCCATGATTACTTGCACTTGCTGTGGTTCTGAAGTTACCTGCCCACAGTTCTTCAATGGCAAGCCTTATGGCTACACTTGCATCAAGAAAGTGGCTCCTGCACAGAAACGCGTGAAGACTGAGTATGTAGTGGCTGATGAGTTTGCAATTCAGCAGGAGGAAGGTTTTGCTAAATGGCACTTTGCAGCTAAAGTGGAAGGCTTTAAGATTGTTCGCACCTACGGCTACTCTGAAACTAAGTTCTTTGATCAAGTTTATGTATGTGATGGTGTTGCATACATTCCTAAAGAGTTACTTGTAGCTAAGTAATTCAAGCAGGAAAGTCTACAAGGCCCCTCACGGGGCCTTAGTTGTTTATGAGTATCAACATGTATCCTTTCAAATACCACCCTCCTATAACCTTCTAAACTCCTCCTAAGCTTTATTCTCTCTAGTCTACAATGTGACTGAAATAGATGTATTAGTCACTATTTAGTCTTTCATAAGCATAGTCGATACTACGTATCAAGTTAAGCATAGCGCCCTCCTGAGCGCGTTAACACACCGTAACGATTCCTTTACACTATAAACTTCCCAATAAACCCTTGACATTACCTCACCAACACACTATCCAGCCCTATACATGTAGGCTAATAGATGTTCTTGACAAGGTAGCTACAGGTGTGGTAGTCGCTCAGTATGTTGATAGGATGAGTCTATTCAGTAGCATTTAACATAAGCTATGTTCTGCGTAGTGTTACGTTATGGAACGGTAGATGATGAGTTATAGCTATCGATGGAGGGGTTGGTACATGGATTGCATTTTATTCATTGTCTCTATCAGGGCAGGCCGATTAATGAATTCTTCAGATATTTTGATATTATGGTTGACATATAGGTGACGGGGTAGTAAGCTGTTAAACGCTACAACTAGAACTCTGGTAATTATAGGAAACTAGAAGATCCTTATAAATAAAGGCTTACAGACCAACTGCCATATTTTCTAGACAAAGAAATAGACACTTACTGATACAAGCTAAGTGCCTTCTGGAGGGGTTGGGATATTTCCCATGTGATTTTATTTAGTAAGGTGCACTACTGTGAGAGTATTAATATTATAGTAAAAGAAGTGCACTCACCTACAGCCCTTAATTTACAAGGCTTTCAGTAAAGTGCGTAGACAAAAGGTGCGGATAAAGTGCACCTAAAGACCAGTGTAATCAGGTCGTGCACTCTTGTGTTGTATAGGAGTAAAGAAAGTGCAGGCTACTTCTCTATACGTTCTACTGTCCTGTAGTTCCTTTCCATACGACGTTCCAGACTCTCTTTTAATGCCCATCCATTGGATAGGTACACCATCTCTTCTAAAGCCTTCTTTCTATCCGTGTCTGGGTATTGCTCAATGTACATGTCCACTAGGTGCTGGATATTTTCATATAACTCATGAGATAGTTCGTTCATCATAACTAAGCTCTTTGCTGGAGTGGTGGGCGACATCCATGCAGGTCGAACAAGTACCGAGTTTTGGTCATCATTTTTCTTCCGTTTAATCTTGGCTTTCAATCTGGATATATCTCCTTTCTCAACTGTCCCTAATACCTTGAATGCAATATCCTTAAGCTCTTTATCTGTTACACCCTCTTGTCTTTTAGAAAGTATAAGGGATTGTTCGTAAAGTAGTGTGTATTTATCTACAGCTTTTACACCCTTCAGATTTCTCTTACACCAATCAACAGACAAAGCCCCGTTTAAGGAGCTTGATATTTGGGCATACGTTAATCCCTGCTTTCGCAGGGCTACAGCTTGTTCCTTAACGTCCATACACCTTCTCTAGATTAACAATACCGAAGTGATCGTAGTCCTCTTCAAAGACGTGAACCACAGTTAGTTCATACACACCGTCATCATCCAAGTACACCTGCTGTAGAATCTCTCCTTCATAGAAGCATTGCTCTACATAATTAGATTTAGGTTCAACACTCAGCAGTTGAATACTTCCGCCGTACTCAGTAATCTCGTAAGTCAGTTTATACTTTTCCATCATTCACTCTCCACAAATTTAATCAATCGTTGTTTATCTTCTTCATTGTACAAATTAAAACAAGGAACACCATGAGCCTTAGCCAACTCCCAAGCTGTCCTGGTACCACCTTTCAGTTGCCCATGTTTATCTACCTTAGCCCAACAGATAAGAAAGCTACTTGGATTGTTAAGGTTTGGTCCTAGTATCTGAAACGTATTACGTGCATGTAGAGCTTTAGCTCCCTTAGAACACTTATCCCAAGCTGGGTGTGTCTCAGAGGCTAATTGATAAGCTTCCTCTTTCTTGGTCATTCTGTCCAACACCTTATACCAATCTTTATAGTATTCATCATAGCTAACAAAGCTAGCCCAAGGAATATACAACTGAGCAAGTGTTACACGTTCATCAATCTGTTCAGCGTAATATTTAGCACCAGTCTCAAATGCAGTATCTGCACCACCTGCTGCGCCTGACCGTAAGATATAGCCTTTCTGTGCAAGCTTGAATGCAATGTCTTCCATAAGCTTTAGGATATCTTTTGGTGTTTGTCTGCTCCCTATTCCACTATAGTATTTCATTGTTTCACCTCCTCTAACTTCCTATCCACATACGCATCAAACTCTTTCTTCTTAAATTCAAAGTACAAGTCTGTTTGTTTCTTTAACTCTTGCATTGCCATTTGAAACATCTCAGCATAGCTTTGTGGTTGTCTATCGTACATTACCTACCCTCCCGTATACACTGCCAAGGTTGGTTTCTACCAATGGGTTTAATAAATTCATACCCTTGCTTCTTATCACATTCTTTTCTAGCTTGGTCTAAACTCTCAGCTATACAATATGCGAAAAGACAACAGCACGCTAGTATGAATAGACCTTTCATAGCTCCAACTCAACCAATATTTCCAACATAACTAAAGCCCTATCTTTGTTCCTATACTGACTTCTCTCACTAATAGACACAACACCCAATCCTGTAGGTTTATGCACAATAAGAACACCACTATGTGTAAGTCCTACATGTTGTCCTCCAGTTTTATAGGGTGGGTATGTGGTGATTTCTAAGTCTTCTGGTTTAAGATTCACACCTTATCCTCCCAATCCTTCACCCAATTATTATAAGCCTCTACAGGACTACTGCCAACACCAGTTGCAGCCCATATCCACCATTCCGCATCTGTTGCATTGTCTTCAGGTTCATTCTCTATTGGTATTTCACAGACGTAAAGTCCTTCTGGTGTTTTAATGATTAGTGGTTTCATTGTCTAAGTCCTTCTTCCTATTCTCTTCAGCTTTCTTTTTAATCACACCCATACGTTCAAACAACTCTTTAGGAATAGGCACGCACTGACTTTTAAACTCAGACCAATCATCAACAACCTTCTGCCAAGCATCTGACTCGTAATCAATATCAGCACAGAAGCCACCATTAAGTGTTTCTCGAAAGTTCTTAAACAGACTGTCTTCTGTCTTCAAACACAGCTTCCCACCATGTTCACTCTCTTTACTACACTTAGCCCTATCTCTAGCACCACAGGAACAACGTTCGTATGTGTCTGTCATCTGTTCCTCCAATAATTCTCACACTCGGGCTGATAACATCCCTTAGATTTTAGCCACAGCCAATTAGGCTTCATTCCACTACCACATAGAGGGCATGGATTGCCGTTAGCACCTACACGCATAAGTGGAGGTTTTGGTGGCTCACCTTTCATTTACTTTCTCCTGACCAATAATCCACAGCATCGCTAGACTCTTGTTCGTATTCTTGCCAATTGTAGATCCTTGTTCCATCGGAGTCTTCTCCATAATAGTTACCAGTGTACTCAATGTAATATGCATACGGATCAGACCAAGGCTTTCGTGTTCTATAGAGATGTACCGCATAAGTTTCAATAGCTTTCTGATTCATTTCCCACCCCTGATGTTGTAAACTAACCACACCCCAATAATATAAGGCATAAGTGTTATAGCTATTGCCACTCCAATGAGTTCTGTTTTGTTCATGATTTCTCCCTCTTAATTAAATAACTACTATCCCTATATTTCGCAAGGTCACTCTCCAATTCCTTGCGAAGCTCTTTGAGTTGGTCTTCTATGGATTGGAATCTTTCTTCAATTGTTTGGTTCATAGTTGTTCTTCCTTATAGACTGATACTTCATCTGAGTAGAACGAACCTTCCACCTTAAATCTACAACCTCCTGCTGTGAATATCTCATCCCAGCAGTGCAAAGAGTTCGAAGAGTATAGGATGTTGTCGTCATTACGTTGTCGTAACAACCACTCAGCAGTCTTTTCATCTACTTGAACCCAACTCATGTCTTTCTCTCCCTAATAAATTCATCCAGCAATTCACACGTATTGACAAATTTGTAGTTCAAATAGCTGTCAGCAGCAAACTCATCTGGAAAACTCACCACACAGCACTTATGATTATCAGAAATGTAGCGGATGAAGTCTTTGATCAATTGTTTCTCGGGTGAATATTGTTGGGTCATTTCTTAATTTCCTCCATATTTCCAATACGACGAGAGTAGCCATTCAAGACACCCAAGTCAATTGCACAATTACCGAAAGGAATATACTGACGTTCGTAGATGTCCTTCCCTAACGTAATTTGATTCCCAGTTTCTACACACTTGAATGTCCGACCAAACCACTGACAGACAAAAGCATATTGGTGTGCATAACGATGATATCCACAGTCTTTAGGAAATCCCCAAGCTTGTTGTAGGAGGTATTCGATATCATGAATTTCATCTTCTCGTGCCTGTGTCCAGCCTTGTTCAATGAAATAGTTTATTGTTTTGTCAAGATGTTCGTGCAGACGATCAATCTCTTGGATTTGGGACTCAGATAATCCACGTTGTTCAGCAAGTGTGCGATTAGCAGTCATTTCTTCTCTCCACGTTTCTTAATAATCTCTTTCCACATGATAGCAGCTCCGAAGATTATGCTAAAGGGCCAACATAAAGAGAATATAATTGTCCCTTGAATAGATGTAGGGAGCGATCCAAGGAAGATATCCTCTGTCTCATAATAGAATGTGAAGATTACACCGATTAAATATATAGCAAGAATTGTCATTTTAGTATACCCCTGTGTACGGAGATGAATTTTAGTTTTTCGTTGATTGGCAGGGTAAAAACTACGCCAACTTTCCAGTTTCGATGGCAAATTCCACACACAACCCAACCATACCCACAGCCGACCACTTAGAATTAGCCTTTACGAGCTGATTTAAGTTAGAAAAGCCTGTGCTTTCCACAAATAAATTAATATCTACACCTAAAGCTTTACATGCACGTCGAATGTATTTTGTTTCGCTACTAGGAATCCACCAACCGGGGAGGCGTAGCGCCACTTTGGAGGCATTCTCTCGCCAGAACTGCTCGTCTTTGAAATCTGTAATCAAGTTCTCTTTAGCATAAGCTTGGTCAGCAGCCCTTTTGAGCCGCACCTGCTCTCGTTGCTTATCATCCATCGGTTTAAAGTTTACATTACTCATTTCAATATTAACTCCCAATAATTATCTTCAATCAATTGTGCATCTTCATTGATGAGCTGTTGTTGCCCTTCATGAAGACTTTGTATCCAAGCATCTATTTGTGCATGTAGCTCTGGATTAGCTTTACGGCTAACATCTTCATAAATCTCACCGTCTGATTTCTCTTTCATTTATCAACCTCCTTCTGCAATTTAATATACTCTTCAAGTTCATCCAACATCCAATCAATATTCTGTGTAAACCTTGGCAGTTTGCCTAGAAGTTCTAGCTCAGATGCAGCGTCTAGGAGGTTTGTACGTAGTCGTTCTAGAAGGTAATATTGTTCTTGTGTCATTTTAGTTGATCTCAATGAAAGATATTTTATCTCGAAAGAAGCTGCCCAGATCCGAGTAGTAAGTGTTACCTAATTGTTCAACCTCGCCTGAGTTAGTTGGGCTATGTCCCACGAAACACTTATACAAACCCTTCACATCTGTTACATCTTGTTTATCATACTTGGTTCTCGACCATTGTGCAATAGCGTACCCACTCCAGTAAAGATCCTGTTCAGACATGCCTCTAAACTTTTCCCAATCATCCATAGGAACTTGGGCATGTATGATACCGATCAGGCCTTGAGGATTTTCAATTTCAATTGCTAATGGTAAAGACTTGAAAGCCTCATAGATAGCTTTCTGCTTCTCATGTGTACAATCATAGAACCATTCACCACCATTACAATAGAGCATCTCATAAGCGTTACGGCTTGTTGGATTCTCAAAAGCAGTGATTAGCATCTCTTCATGGTTAGATCTAATACTGTGAAACCAAGGTTCATAGATGTAATCTAATACTGTGTCTGAATATGGACCCCTGTCCGCGTTGTCCCCTCCTACAAACAATCTATCCTTGGTTGTATCAAAAGCATGTAGCCTCATTTGTTCATGCAACAGGTCAAAGCAACCATGTATATCTGTTGTGAAGAAGTCCCTTCCGGCAGTATTTTCTTTAAATCTCTTTATCAGCACCTTCTTTCTCCTTCAACAATTCAATATACTCTAACACACTCTCAGCCTCTTTCCTAGCCCAAGAAATAAGATGATTATCTTCTAGGCCGATTGCTTTGGATATCTTACGGCAACGTTTATCGCAGCGCTCAAGGTCCGAGCAGAGCAGTTCTATTTGTTTCTTGATTTTGTCTGGTGTCATTTGTAAACCTTTTCAGTAATATTGAGTCGTTTGCGAACTTCACTCAAGTCAATTGGTGTGTAATCAGTATGTTCAAGACACAAATTCAAGTAACGAGGATCGTCTACTGTCTCAAAGTGCATATGACCATGTAAGTTATACTTACCTCGTAACTCCTGTGGGTGGATAGGTGCATGAGATAACCAGAACTCCTTGTACTTCTTTAGACTGTACACTTCATCAAAGTGTTTAACCACTTCTTTCATACTCACCTGATCTGTACAGTGATTACCAACAATTAACACCCTCTTCTCAGCAACCCAAGTGCTGACATCCTCAAGGGTTTCCTGTGTGAATGCAACATCACCTAAGAAGAACACTTTATCTCGTTTCGTTACAACCTTGTGGTAGTTCTCTTTGATAACTTCTCGGTGGTGTAGTTCAGATTCAAACTGAGTGCGGAAGTTAGCAATGTTTTTGTGACCTAAATGTAAATCTGATGTGAACCATACGTTAGCCATGTAGCCTCCTTTAATTTGTGATTCATTATGGCAAAAGAAAAGGACTCAAGCAAGCGCCAGAGTCCTTATAAATTCTTATCAATCTTCCCACATCAATAGATTCTCTTCAATGAAATCATTCACCATCAAAGTAATCTCTTGTTTATGCCACCCCTCGCCAATAATAACTTCTTGATACTTACCCAGAGCTGAATGCGTACCGTGATGGTAGTCTACACCATAAAGCCAAAATCCTGATGACCAAACGTATATGATTGAGCGATTCATGGGTCACCCTAAATACTTATTATTGAGAAACAACTTTGAGAATGAAGGAAGAACGAACTCTACTCGGTGGTCTTGAATAATCAGAGTATTTGTAGCACGACAATGCTGGATCTTAACTTTCTTGACAATACGTGCAGCCTTAGCCTGTGCAACTTGATAGTCGTTAAAGCTCCAGATTGTTAGGTGACTGGGAGGACGACCAAATACACATTTAGCTGTGTCACCATTATATAATTTTACAGCTTTAGAGATTGAGATTACTTCACGACCTTTATTGGAATAGTGTTTGCTCTCAAATCGAGATGCACAAGACCGATATTCTACATAGTCATAATGTAAGGCACGCATTACTTGACACAGACTGAAGAATTGGAGATGTTTAGTGTCTACAATGTCTTCTGCCGCCCACAACGATTCATTGGTTCTCATTTTGTTCTCCTTTAAATTTTAATTACTTCAATATTGTTTGCACGAAGATATTCTAATCCTTCAGTGCTGCGATACTCATTACGATAGTAGACTTTTGTGATGCCTGCGTCAACAATTTTAATTGAACAATTTTTACAGGCAGCATGAGTGATGAAGATGTAGGCACCAACACTGCTTTCTGTGCTACGAGTCAGCTTTCTCAAAAGGTTATCTTCTGCATGAGTAACTTCTGATTTTGTATGTCCGTGTTCATCCTCACAAGAGCCTTGCATTGAGCTTGGGAGTCCATTATACCCCTCTGCGATAATATGACCATTCTTATACGCAATTGCACCAACCTTTAGGCGTTCTGCTGAAGAACATTCAGCCCAAGCTTCAGCACATTTCATGCAGGCTTGAATGTGTTTATCCTTCACTGCCGTGACCCTCTTTATATCCCATTTGCAGACGATTAACTTTCAACCACTCTTCTGCAAGAATTATTGCCTCTGAGATATGCACCTTTGCTAGATTATAAAGTTTACTTACTCTTTTCTTTGTTGTCGAGTCTTGAATTCTCGCCCGCAAGTAAACTCTCCCCCTAGACTCAAAAAGACAACACCCTCCTAAACCCACTGTGTTACTTTTATAAGCTCTTTTATTCTTAGCCTGCTCTTCTAGTGGTATCCACTCACAATTTTCTTTAGAGTAGCTTCCATTAACATCCTTTCTTTCCAAGGTTAATCCGAGTGAGTAAGTATCACCCATATCCTCCCAGAAACCTTCGAATGTTAGCCATTTCTCTGGAAAGTTGATCCCTCTTCCTCCGTAGTTTACAAATTCGGACCTACTGTCATTGGTGCAACGTCTTTTCATTTCCCACCAAGAGAAGTACACCTTCGTCTCAGACATTCCGTGTGTTGTTGCCATAATCCCACCCTAGTTATACTTCTTTTGACCTTTAGTTGTTGCCGTCGCGTAAACGCTCTGGCCTCCTGACTCTAGTTTAGATTTAGTCTTTATAATCTTTGACGTTTTGACCACGTAACGATTTGGGCCAAAGATTTCGTCACATTTTAACTGGGCAGCAGCTCTGTCGGATGTTTTGTAGAAATAATAATCCTGCATTGCACTAACACTGAAATAAGTCCCCGGCTCAACAAAGTCATATGAAGTGTAGTCTGTAAAGGAAACAATTACAACATCAATATCTTTTTCTTTAACCATTATCTCAATTCTCCCAAGCCACTTGAATAACATACTCCACCAACTTACCTTTCTTCGTAAGCACTTCTACTTTTGTAAGTATTGCTTTGTTTCCAACTCTGTCTACGAAAGGTTCTGTCCATTTCTTTTGTACAACGTTTCCTTCGGCTAAGTAATAAGGGATGTGAGGGATGATTTTATTTACTTTCCCACAAAGTGGACCAACAGGCTCTTCCATTAATCACAATCCTCATCTGGATATTCATTCGGTTCGTAATCATTCCAGTCTTCTTCAGGAACATAAATTTCATCTAGATAATAATCACCCTCTTCAAGCCACCTGTCGTAATCACTGCTCATCTAGTGCTTCCTTTACAGCAGATACTAGGTCTTCTCCAAACGTATCTCGTACATCATTCTCATCAGACAAGATCCAAGTGTTCATCGAACTTTCCAAACCTTCAATAACTACTTCGTTGTTTTCGTAATTCATTCGTAATCCTTTGGGTCAATTTTATTACTAAGTTTAAAGATCAGCTGCCCTTCACCACCACAGTCATCACCCATAGTGTATAGCGCAAAACCATCTATCTCAACTACTTCTGTACGGATATCGCCAGAGTAGGTATCCCCATCTCCATTTATCAGGTCGTCAATATTGTTTTCACCATTCCAGTGGACATTTCCATATTTATCTTCAAACCAAATTTCTTCAAGAAACATATCTGGTTTTACTAGATGTTCAATAAACTTGCTGATAATTTCATTTGTCATTACATTTCTCCTTGCATATATTCCAAATCGTATTCTAGATAGATATATGGGTCAATATCAAATACTGGTTCATTCAAACAAGCTAAGTCTTCTTGTTGATCATTGTATTCGTAGTCGTTCATGGGCGCTTGACCACAAAACTTGCACCATCTTTACATTTGAACTGCCACGAGTCAACATCAATCTTTGAGAATTCAATCCCACTATTCTTAATACAAACTTCATTCAACATCTTCACTGTTTCGTTTGCATCAAAGCGGAATGTTGTGTTAGAGACTGTCGTTATAATAACTACAGCAAGTATAAACATACATCCGAAAAATTCACCCATAATATGCTCTCCTTTGTTTGTTAATGTCCGTCTATTGTAAGCCCGGACATCGGTTCTATGCAAGCTCTTTATTCGACTTTTTCTATTACTTTTGTAGCTTTTGGTGCAGCCTTTGGCTTAGAAGCTTTACGTTCGGCAGCAAGGCGAGACTTCTCATAGGCTGCAATTCCATCTTTTACTGCACCGGCAACGATGTCGGCTAGCGAAGGCATTTCGTCAAAGTCTTCTTCGTCTTCAACTGGAGGATTCTTCCCACAATTACTATCACCGCAAGGGCAAGGAAGGCTTGCACGGTATTCTTGCAAATTATCCAATCGGTCAGCAATGTTCTCCGCGTCAAAGTAAAATGGTGTTCCTTTGATTACATCGCTAAGGTCATCTGGGCTGAGAAAGCCCGAATACACATTTTCATAAAGACGCTTCAACTGACCACGGGAGAAGTTTGCATGTTCCAGAATGTCTGTATCTTTTCCTCCGAGTGAATAGCTCGATGTGTGAATCATTAGGCTTGAAGTGTCGTCAAGAATCCATTCCCGACAGCTCAAACTAATCACGCTGGCAGCACTTGCACATTCAGGACCAATAATTGCAACAGTGTGTGCTGCACAACTATTCAATGAACGATGAAAGAGCATTGCTGTGTCAAGATATCCACCCGGCGAGCATACGTCTAATACAATTGTGTCCTGTTCAGATGCTCCGTTAATCAAGTCAAGTTCATCGCTCCAGTTACTTGGCTCGGAGATATCCTCATGAATTCGGATGACGTGAGTCATACCACCATTGTGACTGGACGAGATACGGGACTTCTGTGGCAACAACATCAGATCTTCGTTTTTCATATTATTTACTCTCCTTTTCTTTGGCTTTAACCATTGCTTTGCACAAACCACCGCGAACAATATCTTCGCTAGTTGCTGTAATTACTTTAATATGCTTCTGAAGTTCTGGATTCTTCTCTACAAACTTAGTAAGCCACTCAATACCATTGACACCTTTAATATCTGTTTGGTGTCCAGTGCCATCACCGATGAGAATCAACTTAGCACCGGCCTCCATACGAGTAAGCATTGTGTAGAGTTCATTCTGATCCATACATTGTACTTCGTCGATGATCATTACCCCAGATACCGACCGACCGCGAGCATATTCTGGCGCCAACAATTCGACAGTACCTAGTGCCAAGCAATTTTCGTAGTAACTTTTCCCGTAACGTTTCCACAATACTTCCAACAAAGGCATTAGAAACGGTTCGAACTTCTGCTGAAGATTATTAGGAAGCATACCCAGACTACGACCCATCGGGATTACTGCACGAGACAAAGTAATCTTATCGTAAAGTCCTTTCTTCAACCAGTCTGAAGCTTCGCTCATAGCAAGGTAGCTCTTACCTACGCCAGCCGGAGCTGAAAAGACTACAACATCAAACTCTTTCAACGCATTAAGGAACTGTTTTTGAACTTCAGTCTTTGCGGTAACTGGAACAGCAAGATAATTTTCATCTTGAAACTTGCTTTTAATTACACGCCCAACATCCGCTTTCTTTTCCCAACGATTCTGAACAGTTTGTTCCAAGCTACGCTTTGCCATAATTTAATTCCTTACAATGATTTAGTTTCTACGCCGTTTGCATGGTCCAACCTCAAATCCCAAACTCTTCACATCAAAGCATCTGCAACGTCTGTACGAAAACACTCCTCTTTTGCGTAGCGATTAATAACAAGTTCTAAAGCCTCTACTTTACCTAGCTGCCATGCAGCATGAGCTTCTTCCGGAGTTGCAAACCTACCTAGTCGTTTTCTTTTATCTCCAATCTGACACATCGATTCGAAGGGTCGACCTTTAAGGTGTGTTGACCAATGTACACCAATAGGCCAAGGGTTTATTTCTTTAGATTTAAATCCACTGATGGATAGGTTTACATATTCCGGTACAAATGCGCAAGTATCTGGACCATACTCTTTGTTACCTTTGATTAGAATATCTTTATCTAAATCCATTTCTTTACTAAAGACTTGCATATCTACCCACATCTTAAAGTCAGAGAAACGCTTCCACTTTAGTGAGACTGTCTTGTCCCTATAAGACGTTTCTTCATTATTTGGCCGATAGCACCTATAAATCATATCTAACCACTTCTTATGTATAGGGCATTTAGTGTCTCCTTTACTATTACCCAAAGAATAATCAGCATCATTAACACCAAAACCTTGGATAAGTCTAGTTCGCTTATATCCTTTTTCAAATTTAGGTCGATTAACAGTCCGACCCTTTTGACTGCCCCCCACGTGCGCCCAAGATACCACCTCACTTACGTTATTTAAATTATACCGCCTTTCTTTGCTTCACATTTCCTACGAACCTAGAATCTCACACCTGTGTTGCTTTGTAAAGCTTTTTCTAAACAAATCCTTCACATATTTATTCACAAAAGAATTTATACTTTGATTCAGTTTTAAGCGCATTCATGAACTTATCATAAGCTTTGTCAACATCAGCTCGCTGACTAATTGCACAATGAATTCCATTAAAGTCAAACCGAACGTATGCAAGGTTGTTCTTTATTGCATAACCCTTAGCTTCCTCGCAAGCGTCTTGGAATGATGTACCGGCTAGGAACGACACACTCACTTCCATATTAGACTTTCTCATTTACCCTCCTGAAGCTCTGCCAGTTTACGCTGCGCTTCCTTGTGAGCTTCTTTAGTCTTGTTCACAAGATCCTTAGCATCAGTAATATCCTGTAGCCGCTTAGAACGTCCTTCAGAATGAACTTGAATCAGTGTTTCATTCCTCCAATGTTCTTTTCGCAAGTCATAATTAGTCACCCAGCAAGTAAACGTTTCTTTACCAAATGTGATTTCAATAGGCTTTGTACAATCAAAGTCATCACCATATGCTGCTTGCAACTCTGCCGCTGTAGCTTCAAAATTAATCTTCACTTATTTCTCCTCCAACTCAAGACATTTATTCAATTCATCCAGCAACCCATTCGACTGCAATACTCGCGTCATAGCATTACTGACGCGTTCTAGATACGATTTCTCTTCAAGCACCTTACTCAACAAATAATACAACACTTCTGCATAATGTGCTTGGTTAATGTTGGGGTCTAAGAGTACACTCGCAAAAGTCCCGTTACATTGTGTAGGATCTAAAGCCCTGATCTTCTGAATCTCTTGTTGCTTCATTCAGAATATTCCTCCACCAACCCTAACACTTTCATAACGATTTCCTCTGGGTTGAAATGCATCTTTTCAGGGAAATCATCACACACTTGATCAACCCATTGAAGGTACTGTTTAAGAATCTCTTCTTTCTGTTCTTGTGTCATCCTTCCTCTCCAAATAATTCATTATGAGCTTCAATCAACTCAGGGTGTAGATCACAGCGAGAATTCATTCTAGCATACCACGCCTTATATTTCTCAATCCCTTCTTGTTCAACCTGTGAGGTTATCCATTCTTCCCAACTGTCAGCCTTGTTAAATAAATGTCGCATGTCTTCGTGACTAATGCAATCGTTTGTGTCGAATGTTCCAAGCCCTGTCAGCAGAAGATCGAAGTCTTCCACTTCAATTGGTCCTACACAGTGATCTGTAGAATAACAACCAAGTTTTTGGATATCTGTTTGAGTGTCATAAGGTTTACCACTACCGCAACATACTTTCATAAAACCTCCAACCTCTACTCAGCATAGTCTCTACACTCAAACCGTAAGTCCTGTAACCTCCTTGTCTACGAAATACTGACCAGCCCCACATAGTTGGTGTACCTGTCACATTACTAATCATAACCTTTAGATGCTCACCTTCAGCATCTACACCAATAATTTCTTTGTTCCAATTTACACTGTTAAAGGGATCAATCATCAAAACCACCAACAATCAGGATCAACATAAAAAGGTTCAAGGTGTTTCAAACCTTCACGTAATTCTTGCTCGTTACTAAATAGATCACACCAATTAGCTTCTGACACTAACACACCATCTTCATAGACATCATAGAGTGATTCACTATTTGAGCAACATCCACAACCTTCTGTCCAAGAACTGTAGCGGTACATGATTAGACGTTTCATTCTTGAGCCACCAATTCATCTACTTTATCCTTTAGTGTCTCCCAAGCCAATTTGAAATTGTCTACCGACTCTTGTTCTGTAGAACCCCAAGCAGCTAAATCAAATGTAATATAATCCATAGCACCTCCATAGCTAAGTGTCAGGAGAGTTTCCCAGCTTTGGTATTTGTGTTTCTTGTCGTCAGTTTTAGTAATCATATATTACCCCCTAAAATCTGAAAAGTCTTGTTTATTAATTTGCCAATACACCAGTGTACACCAAAAGAATAGTCCAAAACAAAGCTGAAGCTACATGGTCTGGACAATCATGCATTGGATCAATTGTTTCGTCTTTCTTAGCGGCATTTCTCATAGCGGTAGCGATGCTAGCGTCTTGGATGCCTACACGTCTAAGGTTGGACTCAACGTAGTTTTTAGTGATATAAAAGCTCGATACTGCACAGATTAGGTAGTAGAGAATGTAGATCATTATTATACTTCCATAATACGATTCTTTGCAATGTTGAAATAAGCTTCGTCCAGCTCAATACCAATAAATTTACGATTAAGATTCTTACAAGCTACACCAGTTGTACCACTACCCATAAACATATCCAATACAACATCTTCAGGATTACTATGAATTTTCAATAGTTGCTCCATAAGATATACTGGCTTCTGTGTAGTATGTCCAGTCTTTTCTTTTCCCGGAGTCAGGCTACCAACAAACTTTGGACGATCATATGTATCAGCCTGAGGGTTAAATGTCCATTTAGCTTTGGTATTAGTACACCAAACAGCAACTTCATAATCTGTAATATAACGACGATCTTTATTACGAGGCATAGGGTTAAGTTTCTCCCAACGCAACATATCTTTAATCACCAAACCGTTCTCTTCACAGCAACGTGCAATCTCGCCAATATTTTTCCAGTCATTAAATATAATCACAGATCCGTCTTTGTGCAAGATACGGGGAATTTCTTTAATATACGAGAATAAATCAAAGCCTTTATCCCAGTCACCAAAGTCAATCCCAGCTCGCCCCATTGTATGAAAATTATTCTTTCGTGCAATATTATAGGGTGGGTCAGTTAGAATAAGGTTAACCGAATTATCTGAAACATTCATAAGTTGTTCAATGCAATCACCATGATACAAGTCAATCACTGTGAATCCTCCAAAGCGCTAATCAAACCATCAAAGTCTTCATTCCGTCCAAGTAGAGAAGCTAGTGCAAACACTACCTCAATATCTACATTATATTCATCAGCTAGAGATTCTAGATAGTGTTTGCGTGTTTCGTAGCCAGCTTCAATATAATCACTCATTTCCTTTCTCCTATTAAATTAATTTACCACCAAAGAGACTTCCAGCGAAGTGCTAGTAGATTCAACCCTTCTTGCACCAACCTCTCATGCTCAACACAATCAGCACGATATCTAGCTTTCTCTTCCAGATTATCACACTCGATTGTGTAGGGAACTGAGCAGCCTTCTTTAGCAACACCTCCCGGAACTGGCACCATCTCTAGCTTAAACCCATACAAACTTATATCAGGCTCTTTGTTCTCGAAAGCATACATCATCTTCTTGATGTCGTCTAGCCAATTTTGTACGTCAGAGTCTGTCACCCACTTGGATTCGTCTTTCATATATTCGTTTGGGATACCTAGACATCTCCCTTCGCGATTCTTTTGTTCTAAGACATCGTGGAAACGTGAGAGTCCGGCGTAGATGATTGGGGATAGGGTGATGTCTAGGGAGAATGTATCTCGGTAGCTAGCGACCCATTTACCGCGTGTATATCTCATTTGAACACGTACTCCGCATAATCAATCTGCACCATAACACTAACCCCACCTGTACCAATTTTATCTTGAGGAATTGGATCACCTTCACCTGAACACAACATCTCACCATTCCTGAAGAATTCATACGAAGCGGTGTGCTCACAAACGTCATCGTATTTTTCAATAAAATGTGTGATACCGTATCGATTGGATTTCATATCCCACCACAAATGATTATAGAAGGTCATCTCTTTGTTCAGTGTAATTTCAGTTGTCCAGACTTCAAAATGCACATTCATTTCTTCTCTCCTGTGTGTTTCTGTATTTGATGAACCTATATTACGCTACAGATTTGTGGAAAGCAAGCGGATTGCTAAAAGAATTTATATTTGGTTAGGTTGATTTGGAATAGGGATTATTTTGGTGTGAGGGTTGACAGATACATGGGAAGGGTGCTAATCTTTATGGGAATGAAGAAACAAAGATGAAAGGAATTAAAAAGCTACTTAATTTATCCTATAGGTATGGGACATTTAAGGTTATATGTATAGGATAAAATGTCTCTTTATATAGAATGATTAAGATAGAAAGAAAATATAGATTTTAAAAGCTAATAGGATTTAATATCCTATACTTTACAAACAGCTCGGTAGAGCGTAAGATTGTGGTATTCAGCAAGATCTTGATTTAAGAGTGCAAAGCTTTTGTTCTTTTATTCATTGTTTGGTGCAAGAACGAAGTGATAGAGAAAGAAACGAGTATGGGATCTTTTGTCCTATACCTATGAGATAAATAACGTAGGAGATACAAAATGAGCTTGATTATCCCTCGACCACTACTTTCTTGGATTGATGAGAATCGTGGTGAGATGAGTCGACAATCTTTTATTCTGAAATGCATGTTCAAACTAAAGGAGATTCAAGATATGACAAAATAGAAAATAGCAACATAAAAACTCTAGATTTACAATAATATAACTAAAGGTACAACAATGTGAACACAGATGAATTCTATAAACTACCCAAAAGCCTAGCATTGGCAGATGGGTACATTAGTAAGAAGACAGGAGAAGCTGTAAAGCTCTCAGCAAGTGGTAAGATTATTTATGCCTATATGCTCAGTAAGAATGAGTTCTTTACTGAAACCTTGAAAGGTCAACATTATGAAGCACAAGCAACAATCGCTAAATGTTGTGGTGTAGAGTATAAATCCGCAGGAACAATCCTAAGATCCTTTCTTGATCATGGAATTATGGAAGGTCAGAAGTTGAGGCCCGATTCTGGTCAATGGCGGTGGTTTTACTACAAGGTGCATTCTGATTTAGTTTTGTGGGAAGGTAGTGTCGCAGCCTTCAAGATACTTGAGGAAGAAAAGCCTAAGTATGTGGAGAAAGTAGTACCTAAACCCGCGCAAACACCAAAACCATACAAGCACCAGCCCGTTGATGATTGGGATGATTCACAACTACCTTTTTAGGATGAAACATGAAAATTAGTAAAGACTTTATGGACCCAATCAAACGAGTTATTGAGCGTCCTAACCGCAAGACAACCGAAGAAGAAAGAGTTAAAATGCAAACACCTGTTTCGCCAGAGCATCAGAATATTTACTACGTGTATGTTTGCCACGTTGATGGTGTACTCAGATATATTGGGATGGGTAAAGGAAACAGATCCCGCCACTGTGTAAGTGGTAAAAGCTCTTGTTCTCAATTGAATAAAGATTTCCACGAAGGGAAGGAGTTGGTTGTTACGAAGGTGGTAGAGAAGCTCACCCAATCTGAGGCTCAAGGAATTGAGACAGATATGATTTGGGAGGAAAAAGATAATGGTATTTATAATAAATTGTTGAACCCTAACATGGCATCTCAACCTATAATCTCAAAAATTAAAGGTATAGTGATTGACCAAGATGCAAGTCATGAGGAATTCTATAAGCAATTGGCTAAAGTTTCACCAGACATTGATGAGCATTCATATGAGAATTTATCTCATTGGTTGCATAAGTGCGGATTAACAATTCATCTAGCATCAATAGGTAACAATAAAGCATTAGTTTTGGACAAGAGGTATTCTGATGCGTTTTCCTACCTACATGCTGGCTGTCCAAACTTTCCGAATTGTAGCCTTGTAGGTTCATGCGGCAGATAATTTATTTATGCACAAGGATGTGCTTTTAGGAGAGAAGCTATGTTTTTAGCTTGGGAAACAGTATTGGGGGATACAACATTCTGTAAGGTAGATAAGAAATAATATTTATTTTTCAATTTACTTGACAGAACACATATCCATGTGAGTATAATGGAACCTAACCTGAACTAACAAAAGGAATCCACCGATGAGGTGTCGTTGCTGTAATGTCCCTCTGACGTGGAGGAACTTTAAAATGTTGCAAGAAAATGGTCAAGAAGAGGATTTCTGCTCCGCTTGCCTAAACGTAGTTTACAATATTGATGAATATGAACCTAAACGATATCAATTTGAAGATATTACTGAAGCTTATTATGAATCTGAGTCTGACGGCTCAAAACATATTGACTACTAAATAATTGTGTACAATTCATCTAAAAGATGTTATACTCTTATATCGAAAGGAAAATATAAATGATTCCAAGTGCTAAAACTCTAGAAGTAATGGAAGCAACAGATCGTGGTGAAAATCTTATTCACTTTGAATCTCCAGAAGCTTTGTTTGAATATCTTGATATTGGTTGTGAAGAAATTGGCATGGAAGAATAACCATGAATTCCGAAAGCTTCACATACTGGCTTCAAGGCTTCGTAGAACTATCTGACACAGACACCATCTCTGAAAACCAATGGTTGATGATTAAAGATCATTTGAAGCTTGTGTTTGATAAGGTCACACCAGTGCGTACACCTGATCGTAACAAAGAAGTATTCGTAGGGGTTGGTGACATACCTACTCGGGTGTATCCTTCAGACTACTTCAAACAGTGGAAGTTGACAGACTTTCAAAGTCCTGTTCAGATCACTTGTTAAAGAATGCGCAGTTGCTGGATTCTGCCACCTCGTGATAAAGACGAGATAAACAACACCAGCATTAATTTACGAGCGTACGATACCACCGCTCTGCAAGTAGGTATCCAGCATTCGCACTTATTTAACACGCCTGATGAGACTTTGTGATAAGTCGAAACCTTATTAGGTCGCGTAGCCTCCAAAAGTGAATGTCGGTTGGGAGGGTGAGCAGAGCACTAATTCCAGTTTCACCGATAATGCGATAAGAACTTAAATTCTACATAAAGCATTATCTTCAAAAGCTGTCTTTCTCTCCTCTTCCTCAGACAGCATTAAGACTATTCATTCCCTCTCCTGTGAATTAGTCTTCTGACCTTGATAGCGTGTAACGTACCTCTCCTTACGGTATAGGCTTAGTACAGGGTCATTTCTTAAGCGTTCTTCTTCATTATGAATATTGCAAGGCATTGCCTGTAAGTTCGCTTAAGAATTCTAAAACAATAATTATTCCAGTAGGGACAATATGATTCTTTCAGGTATTCTTCTAACCCCTACAGGTGTTCCATATTCAAATTCACTTGTACGGATTACAGCTAACAACACATCTCCAGATGTTCTCCAGTTTGTCACTAAAGATTTTAAGACAAATGTGGATGGAGCATATGAAATTGATGTCCCTAATGGCTGGTATAAAGTAAGTGTATTCGTAAATGATTACCATGCATTTACAAGCATTGGTAATATTGAAATTACAGATGATACAACAGAGACAACTATTAATGCTCTGTTGATGATTGGTCAAACAGCTCATTCAGACCCTCTTGTAGCTCAAGTGGCAGCTGACGCTGCTGCTGCATTGGCTAGTAAGAATGCTGCTGCTGTAAGTGCTACGAATGCGAGTACGTCAGCTACTCAATCTGCAAACAGTGCTACAGCCAGTCAAACCTCTGCAACTAACTCGGCTAATAGTGCATCATCTGCTAGTACTTCTGCGGGTGTATCCACCACTAAGGCTGCTGAAGCTTCCACATCTGCACAGGATTCTTTGGATTCGGCTAATGCCGCTGAAGCTAGTGCTGTGTATACTGAAGGGCTTCTTTCTACTAAAGCTGATATCGCAGATCTATCCAACAACTCCGATCATTTAAAAGGCGCGGCCTTGATCGGTATTGACCTTGATGGCACACCAGCCACTATCTACTCCATACTTGGTGACTCTCGTGTGCCTATTGAATTGTTTGGTGCAGTTGGTGACTATGACCCAGATACCCAGATTGGCACGGATTGTACGCCAGCCTTCCTTGCAGCAGAAGCTTCGGGCTTACCAATCAAGCTTAAAAGAAACAAGAAGTACATGATCACTGATACAATACATGTGTGGTCTTCAATGGATATCTTGGGGGATGATAGCTATTCTCCTGCAATTTATTGTAAGTTTCCATCTTCTGGTAAGCTGTTCTTTGCAAGCCCATTCACTGGACCAAGACTTAAGAACATATCCTTGAAGGGATTCACTGTAGCTCGTATTGGTACTCATGCTGAACATGGTATATTGCTAGATAATACAGATGGTCTATTCCTAGATTTGAAAGTAATTTCAGATGGCACTGCTTTGGGTGGAGCCGTAGGCGTTAGTGCTTTTTATCCATATAACAGACCGTCCACTAACTGCTATGGAAAACTTATCTGTGAGAAAGGCGGTAACTTCGGCCTTCAATATGGGAACGTAGATCATGGTAGTATGCAGGTGTTCTCTACCGACACTATGCGTGAAGTTATTGGTATAGAGCCATACACTTTAGGTAAATACGATTTTACCACATCTTCCGCAAATGCTCTCACCCTGACAGCGCACGGATTGACTACAGGTTACCCTTTAATTTACTCCCGCCAGAACAACACAGCGATTACTGGTTTTGGACGGGCCAATTACTATTTCGCTATTGTAGTTGACGCTAACACTATTAAAGTAGCTGAAACCAAGGAAGATGCTATCACAGGTACTTACAAAACTATTGGTGCTTTCACAGGTACTCATCGTTTGTACAAGTGTGGTATCGCCAGTAATATTGAAGTTCTTCCGTCTGCCCTCAGTGTAGGTGATGTTCCAGCAGCAGGCTCCGCAACAGGTGTGGCTATTATCGCGGCGGCCTCTGGCGGCTACCACGAGCATGTTGTCATGCGCGGTGTTGATATTATAGAGAGGAACCCCACCTCCGGATCACATTCGTTCTCGGTATACGGTGCTCAAAATGCAAGCATTGAGAACTGCTCTGCCGTAGGTAGTAAAGCTAATGCCTACATGATTACTAGTGCATTCCTGAACAACGTGGCAGATGTCACCGGTGACATCTCCCCCACCGGAGGTCTTGAGCTTCTTCCCGATGTTGTTGTAAAAGACGTAACAGCATACCAATTCAATGGGTCTGGTATTAGGGTAAACAAAGGTAAGGCTATTGTTGAGGGCTGTTATCTACACTCAGGCGTTGCTGGAGCATCTGGGATATCTATCTCCACTGACTCTGAGGGTTCCAAAGGAGCAAGAGCAAGATATAACACCGTTAACGTCCCGCTGGGAACTTCCTATGATTTTATCACTGGTGTGGGTAATCGTGACGAGAACAGCACAGCACGTAGGGACTATTCATCTAAAAGGATCAACACTGCATCACAGACAATCTCCAAGAACCTGACAACCACCGGAAACGTGGTTGGTACTTGTGTTTCACAAGATGGTACAGCAACCAACTTTTCCGGTGTATTGTTCATTACAGTTAAACAAGTCGATGCAAATGCTTCTGAGACAGCACATTACATCCTTCAGGTAGCTAAGGGAGCCACGTCTCTTGCTCCTCAATTGGTAACTGTCAGTGCTGTTGGGCTTCTAACTGGTGCTGGTGGAACATTCCCATCGTTCACATGGTCTATTGACGCCTCTTCACAATTGAAGGCTACACCTATTGGATCAACAAACCCTAATGCTACTTGGAACTTTTTTACAAGCACTTTGGGGGACCTTTATGTTTCATAATTCAAGCTGCTTTAATGTAAGGTACTAAAATGGCTAAGAAAATTACAAATCCGAACCCATCACCTGATACTAGGTTTGATGGACCACGTTCGAATAGAAAGTAATTTGTGGTTGAATAAGACAACGGGCACGCAATGTGCCCTGAGTTTTAAGTGTATGATATTGTGTATCAGGTAGCGCAACTACCTTTAAAAACAACGTAACGGTAAGACCTTTTCAGCAAGTCTCCTTTTGTGGGTTTGTTACATTGTCCCCGTTGCGACATTCGGTGACTTGACTAAAAGGGTTTTAAAATGGCCGGTCCAAACTCAAGAAGTATTGAAGAATTAAAGATTCATTTGATGGAAAATGTTATTGAGAATCATCAAGGCTGTTGGTTGTGGCGTAAAAGCATCTTCAAGCAAGGTGATGGTTATGGTCAACAAAAACACGACAATAAAAATTGGCATACACATCGACTTTTCTATACGTTGTTCGTAGGTGAAGTTCCAGACGAACTAGTTGTCCGCCACTTGTGTGGTAACAGCCTGTGCAACAACCCTCTGCATCTTGCAACCGGCACTCACAAAGAGAATCAAGCTGATTCTGTAAAGCACGGCACTCGTGATAGGTGGTTGTTTGGTCAACAAGGTGAAAATAATGCAACTGCTTTATTCACGGAAGATGATGTTTACTTTATTCGAACTGAATTTAGAGAAGAACGTCTAGATGTGAAAGCACTGAGTAAATACTTTGATTGTGGTCGCTGGGCTGTTGAGAAAGTAATTAACGGTGACAACTACTCGGTCCATACAGATGTACTACCTTTTGATTGGAGAGATTTGGATAAGATAACTCACTTTGGATTTCTAACTCGCAAAGGATACAGACTTGGACGTGAGTTGGCTGAGAAAGGTTATAAAATAATCCAAATTCAAAGAGAGCTTGGTATTAAAGATATCCAAGCCCGTAAAATATTCCATCAGAAGTATAAGGAACTAGTATGACCAAGAAGATTACAAATCCAAACCCTAGCCCAAGTACACGATTCGGGGCGGAACGCTCTAATCAAAACTTGAAAGGAAATAGTAAGGTTCGTATCAAAAAGAGTAAACTTCGTGAGTTGGCTGATAAGCTTCGTACACGAGAAGATATTGCTCTAGCTTTGATTGATAAGAGTCTTAACAACGAAACTGTTAACTCTGAATCCGTTGCAAGTGCAAAGTGGGTGATCAACTCGATTGTTAGCGTTGAAAAAGCAGCTAGCAGCGATGAGATTACAAACTTCAAAGCCCGTGCTGAAGGGAAGCGTGATCCTGAAGAGGAAGAACAAACCCCGGAACAGATTAAGTCCGAGATGAAACCTCGTTTGTCGTTGGTGTTCGTTGAACCTGATGAAGACGAATAAAAAGAATTTCTGAGCTGCCTAGTTCGGAAACCCGTGAGTCTGGCGACTCACAAATCTTAGCCAGCTTAAGAACTGGACGGAGTGGTTCCTCGTAATGCAACCAAGTGTGGTGAGGAGAGAAAAACCTTTGTTCTCTCAAGTTGATTAGCAGGCAGCCGTGGCTTTCAACACCTTTTATATACAATTATAGAGTGATTATAGCTTTGTAATTGCAGTGTATATTCCCCTTTGTAACAATAACAATAAGGTCGGTTCATAAGAACCACCATCTCTGAAGGGAGAATAATATGGCATCATTGCCAGATGTAATTCTAACTGGTGCAGCATACCAGAATCTTAACCTCGCGACCTCATTAATCACTGGCACTCCTCTTTCTATTCAGAACAAGGGTAGTGAGCCTGTACGTATTATTATTGCAGCATCCCTCCCAGCAGCATCTTCTGAAAACGGTCAAGTAATTGAACCTTTGAAATACCTGTATATCGAAAACGAAACAGATATTGTTTGGGGGAAAGCAATTAAAGTTGGTAACACTCACGTCTCCGTACAACAACTTGTATAAGGAGATATTAAATGAGTGCAACAGATTCCAGAATTAATAGATCCCTTCGTATGGGTCCACAGACTCATGACTTCATGGGTGCTGATAGGACAGCAGCAGAAGCTGCACGAGATAGCTACTTTGCTAGCAACCCTTCCAACTTAGCCATTTATGATGGTAACAGCGATCTTCTGGGTAGGTTGATCTATACGGATGTAGTGCTAACCTCTGCCTTCATGCAACGTATTGCCGGACAATGGGTAGACATTACTCCTGTTGTTCAAGGTCCAAATGGTGAAGTAGTCTCCTTAGCGGGAGTGCCCATTGGTGAGATTCCATATAAGCTTATTGACGGTACTTTCTCTGGCTCCGGGATGCGAGTACTGGAAGACGGTACAATTCTAGCCCCGCCCGGCTTCGGCGTGGAGAGCGGCTCCGTTACCTTCGGCGATGTTCTGAAGCTGTCTGAAGTAGCTGGTTTCCTCGGTATATCCAACCTTCTTAATGATCGTCAGTACACGATTGTGGACTTCTATACTCCACGTACTGCTGCATCTTCTGAACCTACTGTATTTCATTTGATTGAGCCTGAATTTGAATTTGGTGCTCAGCCTATTGACAGTACAAATCTCCCAGACAATCCGCTGACATTCTTGTACGTTGTGCAGAACAATGCCAGAACCAACGCTATTAAGTTCCGCACTTATGCTCCAATGACTAATGTCAGGATTAAAGTTAGTCAAACCAGTAATGGCGTTGCTTTAAAATACATCCCAAACAAGACCTCATTCGAGAAGGATACTGATGGGCTTACTTGGGTGTTGGGTGATAACACATTCGATTTCACAGACAGCCCTGTAATCCTATCAGCGGGTGTTGAACTTCAATTTGAAATTAGAGCTGATGTCGTAGCTTTGAAAGGTAGTCCGGCTGGAAGTGCATACTTCGCTAGTATGATTCAACGCGGTGTTTTCGACGATGTAATCACTGATCGTGTCTACTCTGCCACAGATATCAAAACTAAACTAGAAACGCTTTTGAGCCCTAATAAGCTCAGTAAAAGTGCCATTCAAGACGTAGTAAATACAATCAATGGCGGTACGGGTGATGTGGTTATCACAACTACCTCTATCGGTGCTCAACCAGTTGATGCTACACTGACGGCTCTAGCTGCTCAAGTTACAGCCTCTGATGGACTGACCTATAGCACTGGTGTAGATACCTTTGCTCAAACAGTCCTCACTCCTTTTGCACGTACAATCCTAGATGACACTTCTGCTGCCACTACTCGTGCAACATTGGGCCTTGGTGACATGGCATTGCAGAATGCTGCTAATGTGGCTATCACAGGTGGTAGTGTCGTAGGGATTACGGATATTACTATTGCCGATGGTGGTACTGGGGCAAGTGATGCTCCTACTGCACGCACTAATCTTGGCTTGGGTACTATCGCTACTCAGAATAGCAACAGCGTAAGTATTACTGGTGGCTCTGTAACAGGCATCACTGATATTACTGTAGCTGATGGCGGGACAGGGGCTTCAACTGCTAGCGCAGCTAGAAGCAATCTTGGATTGGTTATTGGTACAGATGTTCAGGCTTGGGATAATACACTACAACAGTTCTCTACCTTCGGTACTGTGGCTGATAGATTGTTCTACTCTGCTGGTGTAGATGCTTACGGTGAAACATCTCTGACCACTTATGGTCGTAGCTTGATTGATGATGTGGATGCACCATCTGCTAGGACTACACTAGGTCTTGGTACAATGGCTGTACAGAACGGTAATAGCGTTACCATTACAGGTGGTAGCATTACTGGTATCACTGACCTAGATATAGCAGATGGTGGCACTGGAGCCAGTACAGCAGCAAATGCACGTACAAACCTTGGGATTACTTCCAGTACATATACACCAACAATCACAAACATTAGCAACATCCAAGCTGTGACAGCCGCTGTGTGTATGTTCACTCAAATTGGTACAATGGTTACTGTGAGTGGTCGTATCAACATTGACCCAACAACCAACGGCAGTGCTACAGCGATAGAAATGACCCTTCCTGTTACATCCAACCTTGGAGCTATCGGTGATTTGGTTGGTGTTAGCTCTTGTGGGCAAACTACACAATCTGGTGCCCTCTCTGCCAATACAACAACTGATAGGGCATTGATGGAGTTCCAAGCTGGATCCAACGCTGCTCGTGACCATGTATTCACCTTCACTTACAGGGTAATTTAAGATGACTGATCATGTTGCTGTTTGGGGCTATAATTCTAATGGGATTATGAACGGTCCTGTGGTTTGGATTGGAACAACTACAACTTCTGGTGGTGCTTGGAGCGTAGACTACACAGCAGCAGGCTTTATTAGTGCTCCTGTTGTACAAGCTACAGCAATTCTATCCTCAGCTAACGTTTATGATAGAGCTTGGGCTACATTGAGTACTGCACCAACTACTACCGGTGCTAGTGGGTACGGACTTAGAGGTGCTAACTTGCTAGCTCTTGGTGCGACCACAAGGACTGTTCCAGACGGCACCGTTATACAAGTCACTGTTATTGGTGAAACTTCTACTGGCGGTTAAGTTGTTTTATCGCAAGCATTCTTAATCGAGTGCTTGTTATTAAAATAATTGAAATAAATATTCCAAAAGCTTGACTTCCAGATATAAAGTCTGTAGAATCTCCAATATCAAAGAAAGAAACAACGGAGAGAAGAATTGAACAAATATAAATTGCTTATTACAAGCCAAGACTACTACGGTCATAACTTTATTGACAACATCATTAAATACTCTGTGAAGGGTGGTGTGTTGGACAAGAAAGAGCGATTCTTTAATGACTACCCTCATGCATGTGTGATGAATATTGAGACTGAAGAGTTTCTTAAGTCAGAGCCTAGTGTTGAGGTTGTGATTGTTAGGGAGGAGTGGACTAAGGAAGTCTTGCAAGAAATGCGTATTGAAGATCTACGTCCAATTGTAGCCACTCGTGGGATTACAGGAAGAGATAAAAATCAAATGATACGAGATTTCTTGGAAGTTAATAATAAAGTTTAAGTAATGCATTCCTTTAGAAGAGGAAGCTAATTTTCTAAAGGACTATAGATGGACGATTTAGAACAAACTCCTATTGGGCCAAGTAGTCCTAAGCAAAACCTCATCCTGCATCAGTCGGCTGACACGGCTATTGTAGGGGGAGCTATGGGCTCCGGAAAAAGTTACGTAAGTTTGCTTTATCCTCTTAAGTTCGCATCAGATCCATATCTGCGTGGGGTTATCTTTCGTAAGACCACAGGCGAACTTACAGCTCAAGGTGGTCTGTGGGAAACAGCTTGTGAACTTTATGCCTATGTTTTTGGTAAAGAGAACATTAAAGTTAATCAAAAACACCTGAAGATTACATTTCCATCAGGCGGTAGTATTAAGTTCTCCCACATGGAACACGACCAAAATCGGTTCCAGCACCAAGGCGCTCAATATACTTTTGTGTTATTTGACGAGGCCACACATTTCTCTCAAGTTTGTATTGAGTATCTTGGACTTCGTATTCGTTCTGCAAGAGCTAAGCACAAGAAACAGATGGTGCTTACGTGCAACCCTGATCCAGATTGGTTTGCCCTAGATTGGATTCGACCTTATCTACAAGAAGATGGTACACCTGATCAGTCGAAAGATGGGCAAATTCGCTACTATGTAGTTGAAGACGGTAAGTACATTTGGGCAGATGATAGAAAAGAATTAGAAGATATATATGGTGAAGGTGAAGAGAGTGGTATTAAAACTTTTACTTTCATTAGTGCAACCTGCTATGACAACCCTGTACTTCTTGCGAATGACAGGGGCTACATCTCCACACTTAAAGCCAAGCCGTTTGTAGATGTGCAACGCTACCTCTACGGCAACTGGTTTGTACGGCCTTCCGGGTCGGGCATGCTGAAAAAAGATTGGATGCAACCTGTGAAGATGTTTGAACAAAACATTATTTCATATTGCAGAGCATGGGATATTGCAGGAACACTTCCTAGTGACTTGAATCCAAATCCTGACTGGACTGTTGGTGTCCTAATGGCAAAGACAAAATCTTTACACTATATTGTTGTAGATGTTATTCGTTTTAGAGCACGTTACGGCGAAGTAATGCAGAAGATTATTGAGTGTGCTGTTAATGATCCTGAAGGGACAAACATCCTACTCCCGCAGGAGCCCGGTCAAGCCGGTAAAGCTGCTGGTCAAATGATGATTAAAGACCTTCTAGCTGAAGGTTTCCACGCAAGAATGCGTCCAACGAATAAGAGCAAAACGGTGAGATTTCAACCATTTGCTGCTGCTGCTGAGGCAGGGCTAGTTGATTATGTTGACGCAGAGTGGAATAAAGACTATTTTAGTGAGTTGGAAGGCTTTGATGGCTCCAGAAATAACAAGGATGATCAGGTCGATGCTACGAGTGATGCATTTATCACACTTGCACAAAAACTGAATATTCCGACATTCTCAATACCGGCACTCGGTAAGATGAATGAGTTTAATTTTTAAAATGTTTCATGGTGATGAAAAGAGATTGCAACTCCCTCTAGCCCGTTCGCTAGATAGTCACCGCCTATTCAATCTGAACGGAGATTAAAAATGAGTACATTTGAAGTTGGTGATAAAGTAAATTATCTTACTATCCAAGAAATTTACACAAAAGATTTTGGTACATACCGGAAGAAAGTGGCCGTATGCCTATGTGATTGCGGTAAGGAAACATCCCCAAACCTTCAAGATATTAAGAAGGGAAGCACAGTCTCCTGTGGATGCCACCGAAACAAAGTATCTGCTGAAAGGTTAACAACACACGGACTGTCAAAAGATGTTATTTACCAAGCTTGGGTAGATATGGTTAAGCGCTGCACTAATCCAGAATATCCCGATTTCCATAACTATGGTGGTCGTGGAATTGGTGTTTGTGATGAGTGGCTTTTAACTCCAAAACAATTTATTGAAGATATGTCCCCAACCTATATAAAAGGTTATGACTTAGATAGAGAAGACAACGAAGGTAATTACTGCAAAGAAAATTGCCGGTGGGTAACTCGGAAAGTTAATCTTAGAAATAAAAGAAAACAAAGTGATACAACATCAAAGTACCGTGGCGTTAGTTATCACAAGACCAAAGATAAGTGGACTGCATTCATTTTAGATGAAGACGGTAATCAGATTTGGCTTAAAAGACATGACTCTGAAAAAGAAGCTGCGATAGTTTCATATAAAGCTCATTTTGAATACTACGGCTTCTGGCCAAAATATTGTGAAGATCACTTGATAGAACTTGGTCTTATGGAGGATTAATGGCAAATGATGATTTGAATCTGGAGGCTGGTGATAATCCGGCTCTTAGAATTAAGATGGGAGAATCTGGATGGCTTGGGTTACGAGAATTTGATGGTATAATTCTCGAAGAGCAAAGACGCGATCTACAATGGCCTAGAGCCAACCGTACTTACCAAGAAATGGGAGAAGATGCAACAATTGCTTCTGCTCTTTCTTTGTTCTCTATGATGATTAGCCGTGTAGCTTGGAAAGTAGTTCCTCCAAGTGATCCCACAGAAGACGATCTTAAGAAAGTTCAATTCCTTCAGCAATGTATGGCTGACATGGAACATAGTTGGTTCTCCTTTATTAAGGAAGTAACCAGCATGTTTACATACGGCTATGCGATTCAAGAGAAAGTGTATAGACGTAGACGCCTCTCTACAGGCTCTAGATTTGATGATGGACTTGTAGGTATTAAGAAACTTGCCACTCGCTCTCAAACCACGATTTATCGTTGGTTGTTTGATGATACTGGACGTGAACTTACGGGTGTTGTGCAAGATACTAGCTTCCTAGTTGATGGTTATCGCCTAGCTAATAGTAGCCACTACGGCGGTCAGATTGATATTGAACGTCCTAAGTTTCTTCTGTTCCGTACAGATGTAAGTCGAGATAACCCACAAGGTCGCTCTCCTCTTAGTAAAGTTTATAAAGCTTGGCGTTATCGTAAACAGATTGAGGAGTCTGAAGCTGTTGGTATCACTCGTGGATTGGGTGGTATCCCTAAGTTTGATATTCCTGCTGATTACCTGAAAGCTGATGCCACTGCTGATCAAATGGCAACTGTTGAAGCCTTTAAGAATATTGGTCGTAATCTTCAGAACAATGAACAAGCATGTATTATCATGCCAAAGTTCTACGATGATCAGAATAACAGCCTGTTTGACTTTGAACTTATTGGCCCACCTAATGCTAGTCAGTATGACACTGATAAAGCCATTACTCGTTGGGATAACAAGATCCTTCAAGCGTTGTTCGCTGATATCTTGCAGATGGGTAACAGTAAAGGTGGTTCGTTCAACCTTGCGGACTCTAAGTCCAGCATTGTTCACATGGCAGTTGAAAGTTATCTGAAAGAGATTCAAGACCCTCTTAACTCTGATTTGATTCCGCAACTTTGGCGTTTAAATGGTTGGTCGTTGGACCGTATGCCGAAGTTTGAGTATGACCAGATTAAAGAAGAAGATTTGGATGTTCTCTCTAAGTACTTGCAACGTGCCGCATCTGTTGGCCTCGTTAGTATCACTCCTGAAAACATTAACCAAGTTGCTGAGTGGGTTGGCTTACCAACACGTCATGACTCAGAGATGTCTCTTGATGATCTTAAAGCTCAACTTACTGGTAATACTACTGGCGCTGGTGAAGGACTTTCTACAGCAGGTCCGGGTACGAGTAAGAGTCCAGTGGGATCAAATGACACTTCTGTAGGGAATAATGAGAATACGTAAATGACGACATATGCATATAATCCAGACCCAGAAGACGAGTCTAAAGCAAAGCTTAATATCTCTGATGCCCGACATACAGCAGATGCTGTTGCAGCTCTTGGTAAAGGTTTCAGAGGTAACAAAGTAGATATCCCGGAAGCTGATCTTCCAGCAGTAAAGAAGAAAGTTCGTGCTGCTTACAAGAAATTCTATCCAGATAATGAACTACCTGACATCCTCAAAGCTTCTGAAATGATTGATATGTTCTCTAGCTTTATTGAGAAGTTCTTCGGCAATACTTCTGCTGAACCAGTAGTTGAAGAACTCAACGAAGAGATGGTGTCTTACGAAGTTGTCTATGAGCCTCTAGTGAAAGATGCTCATGGTGAATGGATGTCTGAAGCCACTATTGAAAAGGCTTGTGAGAACTTCAACCAGAACCTTGAGAAAGGAGTTGTCACTGCCAATCTGTTTCACCTTGAACAAACTGACGCATTCACCATTGAATCTACTTGGGTCCAAAAAGAGTTGGATGTCAAAGTAGTTCAAACTGATGAAGTGATCAAGGCTGGTACTTGGATTGCTAAGGTTCAGTACCACAGCGAGGATCTTTGGAACCTCAAGAAGTCTGGTGTTATTGGTGGTGTAAGTATTGGCGGTAAAGGAAAGATCAATCAAAAGACTGGTGAAATCACCAATGTCACATTCGATGGTGGTGAATAATGCCTTTGATTATTAAAACAAAAGATGACAGTAAGCGCCCACATTTGGCTTTGACTCATATGGAGTTGCAACAAGGGAGTGCTAATGGACGTAACATATCTCTTCTTATGAAGTCTGATGCAACTATTACTGACGATGTTGAAAAGGCTCTTGTAGCTCTTGGTATTACTAAATCAATGTATGCGTCTAAGCTTAATGATGCACTGTCTAGTGCAGTACGTGAAGCTTTCGGTAGTGACGATGAGCGTTGGCTGTATGTAGAAGATTATAATGATTCCATTGTTCTCTTCTGTAGTGAGGGTGGTCTATTTTCGGTAGATTACTCTCTTGTAGATGGAAAAGTCACCCTTGGTGATTTGGCCAAACCCATGACTCGGACTCTTTCTTACGAGCCGACAACTGGGGAAATGCTTCTGTCTGATGATGCGGAAGATAAACTAGAAGAAGGAATCTATAGCCTTGTAACTAAAGCCCTTCAAAATAAAGATACGCAAGAGCATCTACTGTTGATGCATAAAGCGCAAGAACTTAAAAAATCTGAGGTAGAAATTTTGGAACAAGAAATCAAGAAAGCAGTTGATGCTGCTGAAGCAATTCTTAAAGCTCAGCTCGTAGAAAAAGAGTCTGCCCTGACTAAAGCACTCGCTGATTTGGAAGTGTTCAAGGCTGAGAAACTGGAAGTCGTAGCAAAAGCTCGTAAAGACTTGCTGAAAAGTGTTCGTCCAGAAGCTGAAGTTGAAGCTCTGTTCAAAGCAACCGAAGCCCTCTCCGATGAAGCTTTCGGTGTAATGTTTAAATCTCTTGGCGGTAATGCTAAAGACGAAAAAGAGTCTGACCTTTTCAAAGAGAAAGGTGTTAGCGGTGAAGGTGAACCTAAGAAACAAGAAGAAGCTGGTCTGAATCTTGTTGGTGAACTTATTAACAAAAGTAAAAAACAATAATATTGTTTATCAATAAAATCCTAGCTAGGAGTTTCAAATAATATGGCTGCAATCGAAACCCGCTCTACTCGCCTTGGCGCTGTACTGCAATATGAAGATCATCCTGAATACGGCCACTGCCGTGATGTAGTTGTAGCTAACGAAGCTGCAATTAAAACCTACGTAATTGGTACTGTCCTCGGCAAAGTTACTGCCAACGGTAAGTACAAGATTCTGGAAGCAACCGCTGTAGACGGTAGTCAGAATTTTGCTGGTATCTACATCGGCAAACCAGATGGTGATAATAAGCAAACCATCGCTGCAACTACTGATACCAACGTAACTGTATTGTTCCGTGGTCCTGCTGGTGTAGGTAAGTCCTACCTCGTGTTTGGTGCATCCGTTGATACTGCTCCTGAACTTGCTGCTGTATATGCGCAAATGGAAGCTGTTGGTATCAAAGTGATTGACCAACCGAACCAATTCGCTTAATTAACGGAGTAATATAAATAATGGCAACTACTCGCTCGTTTGGTAACGGTTTTCAACTTGTTGACTGGACTCAAGAAATTAATAACCTTGACAATCAGGCTGGTCTGATTGGTGGTATGGATCTGTTCCGTACTCAAGGTACTTCGCAAACTGCTATTGTTTTTGACAAGAGCATGAACGATACCACTCTGCTTCCTCAAGTATCCCGTCGTAGCCGTGAGACTATCAAAGGTAATGATCGGAAAGTAGAAACCTTCTCCCTGCCTTTGGCTTACTTCAAGCACAGTGACTACATCACTCCTGAAGATATTCAAGGCTGGCGTATGCCGGGCACCCCAGACTCTCCTGAGCAGCTGGCCCGTGTCCGTGTACAGAAACTGACTGACATGCGTGCACAAGTTGAGCAATCGCTTGAGTACATGAAGCTGCAAGCTGCAAAGGGTATCATGAAGACCCCTGACGGCGCTGTTATTGCAGACATGTTCACCCAGTTTGGTATCACCCAACAAGTGATTGACTTCGATCTTGGTGATGCGTCCACCGACGTTAACGCTAAAATCTCGCAACTGAAGCGCTACCTGCAAACCAACCTGAAAACTGGTTCCACCATCGGTGGTGGTATTCGTGTTGTTGTTGATGGTTCGTTCTTCGATAAACTGGTTAGTCACCCGATGATTCGCCAAGCTTATCTGTACTACGCTTCGCAAGTTGAGATTAACCGTAACAGCACCAACCAGTTTATGGCTTGGGGTTCGGTAGATCAGTTCACCTACAAAGGTGTAACTTTCATCACCTACGACCACATCTTCAAACTGCCTAACGATACCACCGAAGTAGCCGTTGCTACCGATACCGGTCACGTTCTGCCTGTTGTGAATGATCTGTTCCGTGGTTACTACGGCCCAAGCAACAAGTTGGGTGGTGCTAACGGCGTTGGTGTTGAGATGTTCGCATACGAGTTCACTGACCCTAAAGATGAGTTCCACGAAATGCAAGTTGAGACTTCTCCTCTGTACTTCGTCACGCAGCCACAGGTGCTCGTAAAATTGACTTCGAGTACTTAATAAGTATTTGAGGTTAGATGGACGGGGCGAAAGCCCCTCCTATTTTACTTTTAGGAGTTTGAAATGGCTATTGTAAAAACAACTATCCAAGAACGTTCTTGGGGTGATGTCTTCACTGTAATTGATCGTGTTGTTACAGAGGCTAATGCTGGCGACACAGCAGCAACTACCCCTGCTGCAACCACTTCTGTAGCTGGTAAAGTAAAACAAATTACTTTCACTGCTCAACAGTCTCCAGCTTTTGCTGACCTGACTGCCGTCACCGCTGCATATAATGCTCTGCTGACAAAACTTATTACTGCCGGGATTATGCCTGCCAGTTGATTGTGGGGCAGCTTGTCTGCCCTCCTTTACTTTATAAGGAGGCTACATGGCGCTCACGGATACAGACAAGGTTAAAATCATTGTTGGTGATGTTGAGGGTAATCCCCTCTACCCGATCCTCGATGATGAAACCTACGAATATCTTTTAGAAACGACCAATGGTGATGTTTGGCAAGCTGCAATTAAAGCTGCAATCATTATTTCATTACGAATTGCCAGCTACCCTACGCGAGAACGTGCAGGGAATTATGAGGTCTGGAATACCTATTCCACTTCATATCTCGCTGCACTTCAGAACGTTATTAAAACTCCTGCATCACTTCTGTCTACAAGGATTATTCCTTACGCTGGTGGTGTGAGTAAACAAGATATGTTTGATAACGACAGCAACCAAGATAATAATATTCAGCCTATTTATCAAGGATTTGATAAGGGTGAGAAGCCTTATAATCATGGTAACTCTACAAGGGATGCTTCTACTTTCTTTGGTATTGATTCTGCCATCCAATTCGTTGGCTGGGAGCTGGATGCTTTCGAATGAGTTTCAAACTAAAAGTTGACAAGTCTGGTTGGAATAAATTAAAGAAAGAACTTCTTAAAGGTTCTCAAGAAGAACTTCGTATTGGTTGGTTTGAAGGATCAAACTACGGACCTGAGAATGATAACCTACCTGTTGCTCAAGTAGCACAGTGGAACGAAGAAGGTTCAACAACTAACCCAACAAGACCTTTCATACGAGTAGGTTTTATGGGACCAGTTAAGAAGGGAGTCTACGATAAGCTCTTTGTAGAAAGTATGCAAAGGATTGCTGAAGGTAAGAGTTCTTTCAAACAAGAGTACACAAAGCTTGGTCCGGTATTTGTAACAGACATGAAAGATGTTATTGCTAAATGGGACACACCACCAAACAGCCCTAAAACAATCGAGAATAAAGGATTTAATAATCCTCTGATTGATAGTGGGACCATGTATGAAACAACAGACTTCGAAGTAGCTAAACGGGGAGATGACTAATGTCAGTTGCAGAATTTACTTTAGTTAGAAAAACTCCTGTCGTTATTACTCGACAAGCAGCAGGTTCGTATGTTGATGGTGAATGGATTGAAGGTGCTGACTCAACCGTTACTGTACAAGCTAACGTCCATCCTTTTACTGATTATCAAGTAATGCTTCTTCCTGAGTCTGATAGAACAAAAGCTTGGTTGTGGTTCTTCACGGCTGACCCTATTCGACACAAGAAGGAAGGTACTGCCGGATATGGTGGGGATCGATTCACATGGAATGGTGAACTTTACGAAATGATGAAGGTCCAGCAATACCAGATGGGGCCTCGTGATCATTTTGAGGGTAAAGCCGCAAGAATAGAACTAACCCCAAACTAAGGACATCATATGCCAATTTACACAGATGTCCGAAAAGCAATCAGACTTGGGGCTCTTGCAGCATTATCAGAATATCCAACTACTCCGGTAATCTTCAGTCACAATAATGGTACAGAACCTGCTGAGAGTTATGTTGTAATTAATATTCTTAATATTGAACAACAGGGTCATCATAGTACTTCAGCTCAAACACGTACCGATTATAAGTTAGATGTTAGGGTTGTGTACGAAGTGATGGTTCAATTTAGCTTTGTCGGTAGCTTGTCTGGTGACATGTCTCAAAGCTTTACTCAGAGAATTAACAATGTCCCTGTGTCAAGAGAAGCTTTAACAAAGAATAATTTAGCATTTATGCGTAAGAGTCAAATACGCAGAGCCCCACAGAAAAGAGATACCAAGTGGGTGGAATATCACAACTTAGACGTAACCTTTAACTACATCGTGAATACTTCAGAGATTAGTGATTGGGTCGAATCTATTATTGTGGACTCCGAACAAACGGGAGTTTTTACAGTTCCCGAAGGTATCATAATTCCGTAAGAAGGCATTCGTATGCCGCAGTTTAACAATAAAATAAGGATTAACGAATGTCTTTTAATTACACAGAGGTGAACCAATGAGTGAATTGGACCAGATCGTTTCTATCACGATCACCCGTGAGTCTACAGCCGTAGCCACCGCAAGCTTCCAGATTCCGTTGGTTCTTGCAACCTTTACAAATTTCTCCGAACGCACCCGTACTTACACTGATATCACTGCTGTAGGCGATGATTTCGAATCTACCAGTAACGTATCTAAGATTGCAACTAAGTTGTTTGGTCAATCTTCTGTTGGTGCTGTACCTCCTTCGATTGTTGTAGGTCGTCGTCAAGTTGATGCTGTAACCTATACCCCAACTGTAGCAGACAATACCCTGTATAGTGTTACCTTGAATGGTGCCCCATACACCTTCACTTCGGGTGTTGGCGCGACTGCTACCACTATCGTTACTGGTCTGAAAGCCGCTATTGGTACTCCTACAGGTATTACAGTATCCGGTACTACCACTCTAGTTCTGACCACCACTGTACTTGGTACTCCTTGGAGTGTTACAGCTTCGGCTAATCTTGTTGGCGTTAACACTGTAACTGAAGATTGGGTTGAAGCTCTTGAAGCTGTAGAACAAGAAAACAATGTTTGGTACGGTATTGTTTCCGAGACTCATGTTTCTGCTGACGTAGAAGCTCTGAGTGATGCGATTAATGCACGTCGTAAGTTGTATGGTACTTCCACTGCTGATACTGTAACTCCAACTACTGGTATTACAGACATCGCTAAGAAGTTGAGTGATAAGACTGCTGATCGCACTTATGGTATCTATCTGCCAACTGCTGACACTGAATTTCCAGAAGCTGCTTGGATGGGTGCTCAACTCCCCTACACTCCGGGTTCGAACGACTGGGACTTCAAACGTGCTGTTGGTGTAACCGTAAGTAATCTTACTGACACTCAACGTGTAAATCTTCGTAATAAAAACTGCAACATGTACACCACTGTTGCCGGTGTTAACATCTTCCAAGATGGTGATACTTTTGGTGGTTCGCCTATTGACGAAATTGTAGGGATCGACTGGCTTTATGCCCGACTTCAGGAAGGCGTGTATTTCCGTTTGATTAATAGTTTGAAAGTTCCGATGACAAATCCGGGTCTTGCTATTATCGAAAATGAAATTCGTTCTGTACTTTCTCAAGCAGAAGCAAATGGCCTGATTGATCGTGGTTGGAGCGTGAGTACCCCAGATGTAAGTACCATCAGCCCAACACTCCGCGCTCAACGTACTGCCGGTGTCTTTGTATTCCGCGCTCGTCTTGCAGGGTCCATCCGTCGCGTTCAAATCAACGGGTTCTTGAGCGTTTAACGAAAAGGAATATAATAATGGCCGACAATTTTATTGGCAACTATGCACCAGATGATTTTACAATTGTAATTTCAAAAGGTGATTTTATCCACACAGTTACTGGGTACGCAGACGGGACATTCATCTCTATGGATCGATTGGTCCCTAGTTCTACACCTTATCAGGGTGTCGGCGGAGCAGCCTTTGGTCGTGTAAAACGTCGTGTTACTGGGATGAACGTAACTATTACGCTTCACCAGTATTCACCATCTAATACTGTACTTCAGCAACTTCAGCTTGCGGATGCCAATACCTCCAATAATGACTGGGTATTCAACTGTACCCTGAAAGACCCTAGTGGTATGACGGTAGCAAGTTCTAACACTGCAATCATTGCCTCCCCACCAAATGTATCTTTTGGTTCAGATACCAGTACCCGTGATTGGGCTATCTATCTGTTTGGTAGCGACTTGTTCATTGGTGGTAACATTCCACTTAGTGACTCGGAAGTTGCTGCTGTTGAGGCAGCCGGTGGTGATGTTGCAGATCGTTGGAAACTAAATCCATAATTGTGATGGGAGTATTAAGTTACTCCCTCCTTTTACCAAGGAGCTTTTATGGCAGGTATTTTTAACTATTGCCCTGATGATGTGGTGTGCCTTGTTGGTGGAATCCTGCCGGTGGAAGGTTTTGTAGATGGAACTTTCATATCCATTAATAAAGATATGATGCCATTCACATCTGTTAAGACAGCGGATGGTCAGATGGGTAGGCTGTATCAGAGTGATCAGACTTATACAATCACACTGACCCTTCACGCTGGATCCTTCTCAAATGATGTGTTGACTAAGTTTTGGCAGCTTGATGAAATAAGTCAAAGAGGGAAATTCGCCTTCCTCTGTAAAGATTCCTCTGGCTCTGATTTATTCTTCAGTACCACTACATGGATTGAGGGTCTTCCAACTTTGTCAAAGAGCGCTTCTGTAGATACACGGACATGGGTATTGAGAAGTTCACAAGCAGTTATCAACATTGGCAGCAATGCAAATGAACAAAGTATCCTCCAAGACTTAATTAATATTGCCACAGGTGCTCTACCAATTCTAGAAGGAATTATCTGATGGCAAATAGTTTTACGGTAACAACTTATAGTCCCGGTGATGTTAAACTCACCATCGGTGGCTATCAAGTTGTTGGCTGGCAATCCATCTCTATATCTAGAACTGTCAAAGGTTTTAGTGTTGTCAGGGGTATTCGTGGTAAAAACACACGAGTGCCCAACAGAGATACTTCAGCAACTATTCAATTCTCCTTAGCTCAATTCTCCCCAACTAATGATGTACTTTCATATATCCATGAGTTGGATTTAGAGGAAGGTACAGCAAGGATCGCCCTTACGTTGAAAGATGGCTCTGGTGGAAGTGTGTTCTCATCCAATGAGGCATACATTACTGGATACCCAACTACCACTTATTCAGGTGGCTTTGAATACAGAGGTTGGGAAATCTTTTGCCAGTCAACAGACACATATAAAATTGGTGGCAACACTCGTCCGTCTACAAGTCTATTTGACAGTGCGGTAAATGAAGCAACTGATTTTATTAGTAACATTTTCTAACTGATGTAATTTCTGAGATAAAATAAATGGCAGCTCCAAAATTTGAAGTACTTGAACAAACAACTATTACAGTTGATGATATTGAATACCTTGTATCAGCTATGCCTGCAACCAAGGGTCTAATCTTTATTGAAAAGCACCAAGAAGCTATTGACGCAGGCAAAGCTGACCTTAGTCAGATGAAACAAATCATCTGCAACTATGTGTCTAAAGATAATATGCAGATCACTGAGAAGTCTTTTGATGTTTTCTTCTCTCGCAAATATGCCCACTTGAACAAGCTCTATAAGGAAGTGTTGAACTTTAACTTCGAAGAGCTTTTTCAGGCACCCGATACAGAAGAATAATACAGTCCAATGGACAGCCTGTATCGGGTAAAACAAGATTGGATCAAGAGATAGACAAAACCTTTTCTCAACATTGGAGTATTTACAGAATTGCAATGCATGAGAAAGGTGGGTTGGAATTAGCATCTGAGATGGAATGGAAATATTCTACAAGACAGATGCTTAAGTTGATTGAAATGCTGGATGTGTATGATTCTCTACATCAGCAAGCTATAGAAAAAGCTAAAGCAGATAAAAATAAACTAAAGTGACGGAGTAATAAACAGTGCAGATTGCAAAATACTTTGCGTCACTCGGTTTTGATGTAGACACCAAAGGATTGAAGAAGGTTGATAAAGCCCTAGATACTCTTGAGAAAAAACTTAAGAAGTTTAGTGCTTTTGGTAATCTAAGCTTTGGTATTGGTAACTTTACAGTTGACCAACGCAAACTTGAAAGAGTTCTTGGTACTGCTTTGGACATAGCTAGTAATCGTGTTGTCTTCGACATTAACAGATTTGTTGTCAACCAAGCTGCACTGAATCAGACTGTTGGCTTGGCAATGGCCCGAGCCGGGATGGCCCACCCTCTAAGGCCAACTATTCAACCTCCGCACATCCCTCCTGTCACTCCACCGGGGAGGCGTGTAAGAGAGGCCGCTGTTACTGGGGCAGTTGCTGCTGGTGCTAGTCGTACTCGTGGGATGCCTAGTTTGCTTGGCCCAGCCATTGCATTGGGATTAGGTGGTTATGGACTTAGCTCTCTTAATAAACGAAATCAAGAAGTTGTGGCCGCTCAGCTACAAACCCAAGCTGTTCTTACAGGGAATGGTGGTACTGCTGAACAAGGTGAACAATCCTTTGAGTGGCTACGTAAGACAGCTAATCGCGTAGGTTTCAATTATCTTGAGGCTTCTGGTGACTTCAATGTACTGACATCTAACCTTCTTGGTGCTGGTGGTACGATTGGACAAGCTCAGAATATCTTTAAAGGTTTTGCTGAGTATGGGCGGGTTAACAAACTCTCCCCAGCAAGACAGAAGCTTGTATTTAACGCATTAAGTCAGATTGCTGGTAAGGATAAACTGCAAGCTGAGGAACTGACTAAACAACTTGGTAACAGTCTTCCGGGTGCTAAGAATATCTTCGCTCAGGCTTATCAGCAGCAACTGAAAGAGACAGGGAAAGGTAAAGGGGATCTTACAGGATCTGCTTCTATTATTGCTCTTGAAGCTGCAATGAAGAAAGGTCAAGTACGAGGAGATATCCTCAACTATGCAGCTAACATTGCTAGTGAGAAAGCTCAACCGGGTCTAGAGAAAGCATCTCATGCATCACAAGCTGAGCAAGGTAGATACCAGAACGCATTAAGTGATATGGCTATTGTAGCCTCTAATGCTGGTGTAGAAGAGGGTTTTGCCCGGATCTTTCGTACCCTTACAGCTGGACTGAGTGAAAGCGGAGACTTGGTTAAGAAGCTTGCAGAAGGCTTCAATGAAGCTACTAAATGGGCTGATGATTTAATGCTTTTTCCTCAGTCCTTTGCCCGTGCTCTAGAAGGTAAGGATAGCCTTGTAGCTGATTGGTTGGGGATTGATAAAACATCTCAGTTGGTTAAAGATTGGCAAACCATTAAACAAATCTTTACTGATATTTCTGTTCTTAAATTTGACTTCCTTCCGAACTTAGAAGCCACATCGAAAGAGATTGCTTCTATTATGGGGGCGATGGCAGAGTTCCAAAGATGGAAGAGTGGGACATTGCCTGCAACTGAGACAAACAATAGCTCTAGCGAGAAAGCAAGCTTCCTTGGCTTTGAGTATGCTTCTCCCGCCGCCATTGTTGGTGATGTGATAAACAACACTGGCTTCAATATGAACAAGGCTCGTGAACGTGGACGTGCTGTGTATGAAGATCCGACTTCGATCTACTATCATGATCCTGCTGGCTATGATGACCAACAAGCTGAGATGGCCAAAGCCGCAGCTGACGATAAGGCTATGGGTATTGTGACAAACAACAGCAATCAAATTGATATAGTTGTAAATGTTGATGGGTCTACTCTGCAAGGTATGGATGCCAATGCACAAGCGCAAGCAATTGGTGAAGCTGTTGCAAATATGTTTGTTCAATCTTTTGATCAAGTGAATGTTCAATTCCCAGTGAAACAATAGTTGACCACACCAAAATTTCCGTATAAAATATGTACTAATTAAATTAGGAGTAATCATTATGGCTTTTTATGGTGCAGGTTTTAACTCAGGTAAGTTTGGATACGCTGCTACCGAAAAGGTTGGCGGTAAGTGGGTTAATATAAAACGCTACACTGTTTGGAGTAGCATGATCAAAAGATGCTATAATGAAGAGTTCGCGGTTTACGATGATGTCACTGTGCACCCTTGTTGGCATGATTACCAAGACTTCGCAAAGTGGTGGGAAGGACAACCAGAGCATCAGAAAAAGGAAAATTGGCAATTAGATAAAGATATTATTGACCGTGATGCTAGAGTTTACTCTCCGTCCACTTGCCGTCTTGTTCCAACTCAGATAAATTTATTGATTAAGAAAATGGCCGACAGGGGCTGTGTGCAAGGAGTTAATTATCACAAACGTGACAAGGCTTTCCGAGCTTTTGTTGTAGATGCTAGTGGTAAACATCTTGAAAAGAATGGATTCAAAACAGAACTTGATGCCTTTTTGTGGCACAAGAAAGAAAAAGAAATAATTGTAAAAGAGTTGGCCGAGAAGTATAAAGCAGTTATAGATTTAGATGTTTATAACACTCTTATTAATTATAAAGTAGTCAGTGAGAGGTTTATAGATGTCTCTTAGTATTCAATGGGGTGACTCCTCAATTCAAGATGGCGGATTCATCTATCTGGATGCGACGGTCGCGTACACTCAAAGTTATACTGGTAGTGTGACAAAACACCCAATTGACGGCGGATCTAATGTTACTGATCACTTTATCCGTAATAATCCCACCTTTACAATTGGTGCCGTAATTACTGGTGTAGATATCTCTACTGGTACTTACCTAATTCAAGACTTGGATGGCAACAACCCTTACAACAGTAACGAAGCTCCTAATGCTGTTAGTGTAAACTCCACAGATCAAAGTGTCTTGAAGAAGTTTATCCCGGACAGCATTGGTCAGTTTCTGTCAGACAGTACTCCTGAAGTAGTTATTGATAGTAGGCGTGCTGATCTTATTGAGCAGATTAGACAAGCTCTTATTGATCTTACTGCCGGTGTTGTTTTTAACGACAAGACCGGTCAATTTGATCCGAGTATTCAGCTCGTACGCTTGTTTGAGTATGATAACACACTGCTACGTAAAGTAATCAATAATCTTGTAATGACTAAGATTACTTTCAAAGAAGATCCTAACACTGGGTATGGTCTTTATTGTGACATCACGTTTGAGCAAGTTACTTTTGCTTTCTTGAAGAAAACTGTCATTCCCAAAGATGTGCAGGATGCTTTGAAAAAGAAAGCTTCTAGTAAGAACTCTAAAGGTAAACAAGACAGTACACCACAAGATGTTGGTAGTGGTAACTCCCCTAAAGACACTGACCCGCTAAGGCAGGCAAGAGCTAATGGCTGATAAATATATAGCAATGCCTTTGTTTGGTGACACATATTACACTTATACCATAGCCTTTCAAGGTGACTCATACATCTTTGAGTTTATCTATAATGAAAGGGCTAAGCTGTACTTTATCAATTTGTATGATGCTGATAACAATCCTGTTGTTTTAGGTGAAGCTCTAGTTCCTAATTATCCAATATTCTTGGACTATGCAATCTTTCCGTTGACAGGATTTATCTGGATGGAAGAGAAAGCAGATATTATTAGTGAACCTTATAAAGTTTATCCTGATTCAATTGATCAATATTATAATCTTTTCTATATCTACACAGAGGAAGACTAATGGACTTAATCCAGAGAAACCGCCAGTATAGACTAATAATTGGTGACTATAACTCTGGTGAAGCATTAGAAATCACTGACCTTCAAGTTCAATTTGATATTAGTAAAAGTACGGATAATAAGAAAAGGACGAATTCTGCTTCTATTGAAGTTACGAACTTATCTCTTGAACATATCAGATTGCTTGATACGGATTATCCGGCAGCAGTATTTGAGGCAGGCTATCTTGATACTGGCGGCCCTAAACGACTCTTCTCTGGTCAAGTTACCCATGTCTCTACAAGGAAGTCTGGTACGGATCGGATTACACAAATACAACTTGGGGATGGCTACGTAGAACTCAACCATCAAATTCTTTCTGAGCTTGTAGCCCCCGGACAGACCGTAAAAGATGTAGCTGAAGCTATTCGCAAGAACCTTCCCGGTGTTTCTCGTGGCGTGTACAACGGTACAAATCTTAGTAATGAGATTATATACGGCTATCCTCTCATGGGAACGCCTAAAGAAATGTTGGATGAACTTGCTGAAAAATATGCTCTAGATACTCAGATTGATGATGGTGTTTTGTATGTTCACAACAATGACCGTGCAGCCACTGAGAACTTTAATCAAGCCTATGTTATTTCTAAGTATACGGGTTTGATTGAAACTCCTTATAGAGTTTCTGGTGACCGTCGTAGATCGAAAAAGGACAAAGCTAAGAAGCCCGGAATTCAGATGAAAATCCTTCTTAATCCAGATATCAAAGCTGGGGATATTATATATCTAGAAGATACTCTCATCACAGGTTGGCTTAAGGTTGAATCTCTTAGACACTCTGGAGGATGGCGTTCGTCAGGTTGGTATACGGAGATTAAAGCCGTGAGTTTAGAGAAAGTAGTTCAATCTGGAGCTAAGTGATGAGTTCTGAAGCCGTAGCAGCTATTCAAAGCACAATGACTGGTGCATTTGATAGTTTGATGAATAACAAGTACACCATTATACCTTGTATTGTCGTAGCTGTCAGGGATGGTTTGAACGGTCAAATGGTTGATATACAGCCAACCATTAATCAGCTGGAGCAAGATGGCACTGTTAAAGAGCGAGCGGTTATACCCGGCGTTCCTGTGTCCTTTCAAGTATCTAAAAAGTCTGGCTTCACTTTCCCTATCGAGGTGGGTGATACGGGGACCGCCATGTTCTCTATGAGGAACATGGATGGCTGGAAAGGTGGAAATGGACGACCATCTAGCCCCACAAACTTTGCCAAGATGGATAAGAGTGATGCAATTTTCCTGCCGGGTATCCAACCTCCGGGAATAGCAGTCAACAATCCAGCAAAACATGTACTCACTCACGACACTAAAGATACTGTTTTATTTGGAAACTTGGGTGGTGCGGAGGCAGAGATTAGAATTAGAGCCGATGGTAGTATTGGTATTACAACCAGCAATATGCCTGTGATTATTGAAGGCTCTGATGTAACCATCAATGCCGCCACTAGCCTATCTTTGAATACTCCAAGTTTGACTGTTGATGCCACATCGGCACTCTGGATAGGTGATTTGACCTTTCAGGGTAATATTACCCAAGTTGGTAGTTACGTACAGACCGGCACCTACACACTTAGCGGCATCAATATTAACTTGCACAAGCATACTGGCGTAACTACAGGTGCAGGCACATCTGGTCCAAGTACAAACTAAGGAGGTGTATCATAGATTTCAAACTTGATCCCACATCTTGGGATATAATCTGGCACAATGGGCCATTGCTGAAAGAAGATACAACTCAACCACTTACTGAGACTGTCGGGCAAAGATTAAAGATTCGCTTACTTACGTTTCGTGAAGAATGGTTTTTGGACACTACTTATGGTGTGCCATGGTTCCAAAGACTGCTGGGCAAGAAGCAAACTTCTAAAGCATCGGCTGATTTGATTTTCCAAACCGAAATCCTTAAAGAGCAAGGAGTTAAAGAAATTGTAACCTTTAATTCTACTTTTGTAAATCGTAAATATTCTCTAGTGTTCAGTGTAAGAGTTGTTACTGGAGAAATTACAGCGCCTATTTCCCTTGACCCGTTGAATTGAATATGCTTTTATCAGAGTATTATAAAAATAGTATTTACTCCCAAAATGGGGCTAATTACGAAGTTCTAGAGTTTGGCAAAAATCAACGATCAAGGTTTACCGTTAAATGTATTATCTGTTCTCTGGTTTCCACTGTAACAGCAGCTTCAATTTTATCAGGCCGGAAGCCTTGTATTTGTAGTGGTAAGTTTGGCACGAACTCTGAGAGAAAAATTGAAAGAATGTTGCCGATTCTTAATAAACTTGGTATTACCCTATTAGACGAAGTTATTGGTAAGTCCCACGACCCTATAAAACTAAAATGTAATACTTGTGACTTCCACTGGGAAGGTACTTACAGTGGCGTTGCTTTTAGTCAAAAAGGTTGTAGGGTTTGTGCAAACAACACTCGTCCATCTAAAGAAGATCTTTTTAATAAGGTTTCTGAAAAAGGTCAGAAGAATAATTTTACAGTTAACTTTGTAGATTACAAGATCGAGAAAAGGGTCAGAGAAATAGAGTTTAGTCTTAATTGCGATTTTTGTGGTAAGGATTGGATAACTAAAATAGGCAGTATTAGGAGAAACTGTGCCTGTCCTCACTGTGCCTTTTCAGGCTTCAACCCTTCGTTACCAGCAAAGCTATATATTCTACGAGTGATTTCTGAAGATAATATCTTACAAGGTTATAAGTACGGGATTACTTGTGATATTGAAAGACGTCTTTACGAACACAAAAGAGACTGTCGTCCATTAGATATTAATTTTGAATTAGCTTACTCTTGGGATTATTCAACAGGTCTCGATGCCCAGCTACATGAAAGGTTGATTAGGAAAACATTCGGTTCATATTTTTCACAATGGGAACTTCCCAGCGGATTTACTGAAACCATATCTATTACAGATTTGGGGGAACTAGTAGATTTTCAAACAAACCAGTATAAGGATCTAGCTAATGGCAGGTATTACTGATCAGGGATTTATTATAAAAAGATTGGCTGATATCCTTGCTGATGACAGGGCCTTGGCTGTTCAATTATTTCAAGATTTGACGATTCCCGGTGATACGGTTGACGTATCAGACTCCTCCGCTCTAGGTCGCCTCATCTCCCTAGCAGCCCCCTCCGAAGCTGACCTTTGGGAAGCTGCCCAGGAAGTATATGCAGCGTTTGATCCAAACGCTGCAACAGGGATTGCTCTAGATAATCTGGTAGCATACGCTAGTATTACACGTAAAGAACAAACCTTTACCACTTCCTCTATTCTTGTTGCTGGTGACACTAATACACTGATCCCTGTTGGACAGACAGTAAGTAGCTCTACAACTGGTGAACAATTTACTACAGTTGGCGCTATTTCTCTAGCTGCCAGCAACGCTAGTGGCATCACCGTATCAGTTGTCACCCTACAGAATAGCACAGCTTACACTATCACTTATACCAATACAACAACCTCTAACACCATCACATTTACATCTGATGCAAGTGCTACTGTAGCTGAAATCTTGGCTGGGTTGCAAGGCGTTATTGCTGGTGCTCATCCAACACTGACTTCTTCTGTTGTTGGAACGACTCTTGTAATTGATCGTTTAGATATCTTCCAGACTGTTAACTTTACAACATCTGTTAATCTTGGTATTAACAAAGTACGAACAGTTGGTGAAGTTGTTGCTGTTAATTCCGGCATTATCGTACAGCCTGCAAACACCGTTGACACTATCCTCACACCGATGCTTGGTTGGGACAGTGTAATCAACCCAATTGCAGCAACTCCCGGTGAAGATCGTGAGACAGACGAAGAGCTTCGTTTACGCTTTCGTAATGGTAAGTTTGATCGTGCAACCAATACACTAGATGCTATCTACTCTGCACTTATCAATCTTGGTAATGTTAGCGAAGTAACTATTTACGAGAATGATACAAGTGTTGTAGATGGTAACGGTGTTCCTGCACACAGCTTCCTTCCAATCGTGGTTGGTGGTTTGTCTACAGACATTGCTAATGCTATTTGGGATAACAAACCAATTGGTATTCTGAGTTACGGTAATACAACTGTAAGTATCAACGATGTCCAAGGGTTTGCTCACAACGTAAGTTTTTCTCGACCAACTCCTGTTGTTATCTACATCAGCATCGATATTACCACAGATGTGAATTTCCCAGCTAATGGTAATGCAGCTATTCAGACGGCATTGCTTGACTACTTTGCAGCTAATCTTGGTACTGGTGACGATGTTATTTATAGTCGCTTGTATACGCCGATTAACAGCATTCCGGGTCACGAGGTTGTTTCCTTGAAGATTGGTACTGCACCTAGTCCAACAGGTACAACTAATATTGTTATTCCATTCTCCTCGATTGCTTCATTGTCGAGTGTTAATATCGTGATCACATAAGGAGTCTTCATGTCTGAACTCAATGTTTTTAATATTGAAGATTACCTTTCTGTTGCTCGTTCTCGTGTAACTGAGCAGTTTGTTGAAAAGCCCATATTCGACCGCTATCTCCAACTCCTCCTCGGCGGAAAGATTGAGCTTCAAGAAGTCTTTCGTCAGCTTATGCAAGAGCGATCAATTGATACTGCGACAGGCGCTCAATTAGATATTATTGGAGATATTGTTGGTCAACCAAGAGAGCTTATTGACACTGCACTGTTAACCTTCTTTGCTTTCCAAGGTTATCCAGATGCTCAGTCTTATGGTGACTTAGGTAATCCTGCACTTGGTGGTCCTTATTATGACATCAATAATCCTTTAGCTGGGAACACTTTGTTAACAGATGAACAATATCGTTTGTTCATCAAAGCTAAGATTATTAAGAATAGTACAAATGCAACTCCAAATCAATTCATTGAGTTCATGCAATTCGTATTTGGTATTGATATTAACTTGGTTGTTGCTGAAGGGAATGCTGAATTCACTTTGATGATGGGGAGAGAGCTTTCCTCTTTTGAAAAAGTCTTGCTGAACTACACATCATATTCTTCAGGATATCCCTCAAGGTTTGTTCCAAAACCAATTGGCGTAAGAGTTAACTTTGGTGAATTTATTGCTGAAAACTTCTTTGGTTTTCAGGGTGCTCCTAATGCCAGAGGCTATGGAGATTTAAGCGATTTATCGGTTGGTGGTCAGTATGGCCAACTTCTTTAATAAGGAAAAATATTTAAATGACTGAGATTTCTCGTCCAGACTTTACTTACCAATGGGCGTCCGGCGGCTCCATTGTGTCCCCAAGTAATGTTAAAATTCAAACAGGTTGGACTGCTGAAGTACCTCCTTTTCAGTGGGAAAACTGGTCACAGAATCGTCAAGATAATGCTCTTGTTCATATCTTCCAAAAGGGTATTAGTGTTTGGTCTAGTACACAAGATTACTACTTCACTGCATCTGCCCCTAAAGCGTTTGTACAAGGTAGTGATGGTCTTATTTACGAAGCTGTGCAAAGCAGCACTAACCAAAACCCAACCACAGATACCACTAATTCATACTGGCGCCAAGCTTTCAGAAACCAGTCTGGTAGCCCTATTTATGCATTGGATACAGGTACAGCAAACACCTACAAAGCTGACTATGTTCCGGTAGTAAAAACACTTGTTGATGGTATGGTGTTGAAGTTTAAAGCTCTTAATGCTAACACTGGTGCTTCTACTTTTACTCCGAACAATGGGGTTATTACAGCAGCAGCTATTGTTGGTATTGACCATGCTGCACTACCTTCTGGTGCTATTGCAACTAATGGTGATGTTTGGCTTCAGTGGAACACATCTATTAGTGGTGGTTCATGGGTAATGATTGCCAGCTCTGGTGGGAACAGCAGCGCGGGAAGGCTTATTGGTGTCCAACGCATCACGACAACAGGCACTTACACACCAACACCGGGTACAACATCGATTGTCGTTGAACTTGTTGGCGGCGGCGGTGCCGGTGGTGGCTGTGCGATAACTGGTGCAGGGCAGTATACTGTAGGTGGTGGTGGTGGTTCAGGGGCATATACAAAAACTAGATTGACATCCGGTTTCAGTGGCCAAACAGTCACTATTGGCTTAGGTGGTATTGGTATAACCACAGGCACGAATCCCGGATCATCGACATCCTTCGGCGCACTAGCAAGTGCTGGTGGTGGTGTTGGTGGTGAGAGCCAAGGTCCTAGTAACGTAGTATTCACTGCCAAGGGTGGTAATGGTGGCACCGCATCAGTATCCGGCAATATCCTGAATTCATCTGGTACATCTGGCGCCATTGGGGTTTCAGGCTCAAGTACTACAGGTAGTCAAGGTGGTCCCGGAGCACCCGGACCTTTCGGTGGTGGCGGTAACGGCTCTGTTACTGGGACAGGTACTGGCTTTGCTGGCGGCGGTCCGGGTGCTGGTGGTGGTGGTTCAGGTAACAATCCATCTCAAGCAACAGCAAGACCGGGTGGTAATGGTGCTGATGGCATCGCAATAATTTGGGAGTACAAGTAATGTTGAAAATTTATATCCGAGTTGATGAAAATGGAAACTCTTTTGAATATTTCTCAACCGAGGGGGATATTACAACAATGTTCCCACCTGATCTTATTTGGATCGATGTGACAGATGTAGACCCACTCCCCCCGCTTGGTTGGATCTGGGATGGTACTCAATTTAATGCCCCACCGCCACCATATGTTGATCCAAGGCCACCAATTCTTTATGAACTTGATCAGATTGATAAAGATAGTGCAAGGCATCTTAGATTGATCGTTATAGCAGATGCTGCAATTGGTGAAGGCACTGCTGAACGTGCTGAACTAGAGGCTCTTGAAGCTAGGGCTGTAGTATTACGAGCACAACTTGCAGCACTTGACGAATAAGGATTATCTATGTCAACCAACTCTAATTTGTATAAAAAACTTCTTGGGGTTGGTTTGGGCTCGTCACTCGCCCTAGCTGGCTCCTTTCTCATAGCCCCGTCAGAGGGGCTAGTAACTAAAACTTACTTAGACCCTGTGAATATCATAACTTCATGCCGTGGGCACGTAGGACCAGAACTTAAGCTTGGACAAACCTTCACTGTAGATCAGTGCGATAAAGTGTTTGCTGATGACCTTATCAAACACGATAAACAGTTAATGTCTGTTGTGAAGGTTCCTTTCAAGTCTGATTACCAACATGCTGCAATGCTCTCATTTGTTTATAATGTTGGCATTGGTAATTTCTCTTCAAGCACAATGCTTAAGAGATTGAATGCTGGTAATTATGGCGGGGCTTGTTTAGAGCTTACTAAGTGGATTTATGCAAAAGGTAAGAAACTCAACGGTCTTGTCACTAGACGAACTAAAGAGTATCAGTTCTGTATGGGTGAAGTACCTTTAAAAGTTAAGGATGTTTATGAAAGTAATAAGTGATTGGCGTAAACATCTACGCTCCTACAGTGCACTTAGCTTAATTGCTAATCTTCTCATCTCTATGTCTTATGGTATTAGCATAATGCTGGGGATGGGACTTGTTTCTTTGAGTCCTGTGTACATCATAATCGCCATGACTGTAGTTGCTGTGTTGGGATTTGTTGGTAAGTTTATTGCACAGTTTGAAGATGATATTCAGGAAGAACACAACAATGAATAATATCCTTATTGGCGCTCTCCTATTCTTCATATGCTCTACAGGAATCTTTGGCTACCTTTCTTACCAGTTAAGCGAGCAAAAGGGTGCAGCAGTACAAGCACTCCATGAAGCTCAGGATCGTCTTGCAGATAGTGAAAAGTCCCTCAACTTACAGATTAAATCTTGTGAAATAAGTGACACCATCACGTCTGAATATCAATCTGAGAAACAAGTTCAGCAAGATAAGACTCAGACCGCTGTGGCAACTATTGATAAGCTTCCTAGCAAATCTCAAAAGGTAGTAAAAGATGAAGTATCTGATGTTGTGGATATTGATGGCAAGTTGCCTTCTGAGCTTATTGGCCTGCTCTCCAAGGCAAGTGATAATCACCAAAGAGGTTCCACTTCTGATGCCAAATAGTCTGATGGTTGACCCTTGTGGGGTTACAAGTGCTGGGGATACTGTACGTTCTTTGAGTATTGGATATGTGAAGAATACGGGTTGTGTGTTTGACTATAAGTTGCTTCTTGAAAAGCAAAGACAATGGACTGAGAAGCAAAGAGGTCTTTATGACACAGTCAAATAGTGAAGTTAAGCTTGCAGCTATTCTTGAGAAACTTGCACTAGGTTCTCTCTTTCTTATTGTTGGGTGGCAATATAACGCCCAACAGAAGATGGAAGATCGAATGTATACCATGCAAGGTCAGATGTTTACTGAAGAAAAAGCTAAAGTACTGGAAGATCGTCTAACCAAGAGCGTTGAAGCTATTCGCGCCGACGTAAACGGTAGGTTAGATATTCTGATTAGTTTACAGAGCCCTTATGGTCGTCAAATGAAACAATAAGGAGGTGACTGTGGGCTGGACACTTCTTGACAGAGCTTCCCAGTTTCTATTACTCCTAGCTGCTTTGGTTATCCTTACAGACAGGTATTCTTCAAATAGCAATAGTAATGAAGTTGAGGCTTTGAGAAAGGAGTCTCAGCAAGTAATGTCCAACAATGTTATGTATCTTGAAACTAAGATTAACAAGGGATTGGAATCTCAAGACTCTTATCAGATTGGCATGAGTCAGAAAGTTTATATTCTTGAACAGCAAGTGAGGTTGTTGCAAGCTGACAAGAAACAGAATAATAAGATTATAAACAATAATCAAAGCAACGCTGTTATTTATCAGAACAGCGAACCCGTACAAAAACAAGAAGCTCCATAGAGCACAAAGGTCACGCCATTGACCTTATTTCAGACAAGATTAAGCCCGCCATTTGGCGGGCTATTTTTATACCTAAAATAAAGTTACTCAGTATGTTTGCTCAAAACCTCAAAAGACTTCATCTCTACATGTTTCTTTGGTGCTGTACGTAATTCTTCTCGTTGTTGTTTGATTACTTCACTGTTCAGGTAAACGTAACCTCCTACTAGTACAACGACTAGTAAAGCTAGTGTGGCTGCAATG